TGGCCGGGGAGATCACCAGCAGGTTGACCGACGCGCGGTTGACGCTGCTGGCAAACGTGACAGTAACCGTGCCGCTGGACAGGGCGGACGTGACCACGCTATGAGCGCCGCACATGCCGGCGGACTGGGGCCACTCGGCAGCGTCTTGCAGCAGCGTGTAGCTGTTGCTCGCGCCGTCAGCCACGCCGGTGACCGATACAGCCGAGCCATTGCCGGCGCACAGCAGGATCAGGTCGCCCACCGCGGCCGTGACGCCTGTCACCGCGGCCGTGGTGGATGAAACCGCCGTGTTGTTGAAATGCGTCGTCGGCGCGGCGGAGTCCGCCCCATAGAGCGTGTACGCCATGCCGGCGAAGTAGAAGAGCCCGCCAGTGAAATCAATACCGGCGGTGCCGGCGTACAAGCTGGCCTCTGCCAGCCAGAACGAGTGCGTCGAGTTGCCGACGCCGTTGGTGTTGACTACCTCTTGGGCCAGCGTCAACGCTACGTCAGGATTTGACGGGATCGTGTGCGTGCAACTGTCACCGACATGCTCCTGTTCCTCGCTCCAGAACGTGACCAGCATTCTGTCGTTGCTGGCCACGCCGAGATCGAACGAACTGACCTCTTGACCCTTCTCGGCCTTGGAGCTATGGACGGAGATTGCCACCGGCTGGCTCCGCTACTCAGTCCACTACCGCCCAATCGTCCGCGTCCATATCGGTTTGACTGGCAAGCCATCCGGGCAGCATGGCGCGCCGGCCGTGCGCGTTGACGGTGTACATATCAAAATGAGGCAGAATCTCGCACTCATCAACGCCGTGATTCTTATAGACGGAGCCATCGAACATCGCGTGAGTTTCGCCGGCGCTGCCGGGATTGTAGATAACCCACATTCCGCGACCGTTCCAGCCCTCTCGGGCCACCTTGCTTCCGGCCTTCGCCGCTTCAATTGCCTGTCCAAAGTTCATTTGCTCGTTCCTCTTGTGTCGTCAGAAAGCCGACGCGAACTGTCAGTATCGCGTCAGGCAATGGGGGCGGGCGTGATTCGCATACTTGGCGTGCATCTTGAATGCAACGCAGCCCACAGCGGGGCGGCGCCTCTGACAGCCATTGACAGCACCTCCGGCGCATCCTCGTCGCCCGAGTAAGCGCGCATGGCCTCATAGACAATCAGCATGTGCAGATCGCCCGGCATTGCTGGCACGTCCGCATCGCCTGTTAGCGGCGTTGGTACCGCGTAATACTGGGCTGTTATCGTGTAGATCGTGTCGGGGGGGTCAAGCAGCCGAAGCCGCTTGTCCGGCATCTCCACAATGCCGCGCGGGCGCTTCGCCTCTCGCTCGCCATAGGCGCCATATGCAAACAGGTCGCCGCGATCAACGAAGGGCAAAGGGCGTTGGTCCGATAGGCCGGCAGCCTTGTCGCGGACCATGAAGCCGTTCAGCCACCGCGCGACGCCCGCATCGGCGCCGGTGTAGTCAATGTCACTGCCTTGGGTGTCGAACTCGCATTCGCGCCAGAGCCACGTCCATTCCCGGCGCGAGGCAATGTCATCCCATGCGGCAGAAACCCATGCGGCGATCTTTGCGTCAGATCGGTTAGCGGGCGGCTCCATCGTGGCCGGGGTTGATCCGACCATGTTGCACAGCAGCCAAACCTTCTGGCACAGCTCCAGATAAGTCACGCCGTTATCCCGTCACGATCCGAGATTCGAGCACGGTGAAGGGGTACGAATCGGTCAGATCCTCAGACTCCGAAAGAGTGTTCTCATCCAGCGAGTGAAACGTGGCATTGCGCAACACCTCCAGAACCTCTTCGCTGACGGTAACCTGCACGCCACGCTGGATCTGGACCACCGTGCCGTTGACGCGAAGAATCACGGGCGCTTTGTCCCGGCCGGCGCGATGCAGTCGGATGTCGTACTCGCGGCGGCGCTTCTTCTTCCGTGCGTTTGCGGCGCGGCCGCGCGGATTCCCCGTGTCGGCTGGCTCTTTTTCCGGCACCTCGCCGATGGCCTGTTCGATAAGGCTCCGGGCGGTGTCGGCGTCAGTATCCGGGGCGATCTCAATCCCGAGCGTGTCGAGTGCGTACTTGATCAGCTCTTCCGCGCTCGCGGTGTTCATGTTGTCCATCTTCTTTCCTCCGAAGCCCGCCGGCGGATTCCGGCGGGCTACTGCTTGGGGTTACAGGCCGGTGCAGGCCACTTCAAGGCGGGTCATCCACAGCTCATTCAGCCGGGCCGCCGCGAAGTAGGTTTTCCATCCGACATAGCCGACCTGCCCGAGCGCGTCGGACTTGCTGGGAGTGTCGGGCTGGAGCACATGGGGCTTGATCGCCTGATCGCCACGCAGCGGGGTCAGGCCGTAGGCTTCGCGACCGATGATTACCACGGGGTAAACGTCGGCGCTGGTGCCGCTGGTGCTGACCATGCTGCCCGCGGCGCCGCCGGCGTCCTCGAACTTGGTCACAACCGGGGTCAGGATGTACCGCACGCCTTCAACCTTGCCGATTTCATACGGCATCGGCTTGGTAACGGAATACTTTTCCGCCGGAAGGAAACCGGTCATGTCGCGGATGTCGGCCTCCAAGTCGGTATGACCGAAGCCGATGTAGGCGTCGCTGACAGGTTCGGTCGCGGTCATCGGGGATGCGGACAGCATCTTGGTGATCGGCTTGGCGCGGGCAGCTTTCAGGGCACGGGTGGCCGCGCGCTGCAAGCCCAGAGTGATCGGCGTGTTGACCGCGGTCCGAAGGGCGCCGTTGGCGTAATCGACGCTGGTACCGGCACGCAGAACGTTCCAAAGCAGGATCTCAATGGTCTCGGCCGCCTGCTCACCACACAGCATCGCGGCGTCTTTGAGGACCGGATCTTCCGCCATATCGGCCACATGGTCGGTAATCGAGACCACATGGCCATACTGATCCAGAGTCACCGGAACGTCGGTGTAAGTGATGTTGCCCGGAGTCGGCTGGACGCCCTCGGTGAGAGGGGTGAGAGCCGGAGGCAAAATATTTGCCCGGCGGAACGAGGCCCCGTTGGCCTTGTTGCGCGGGATGGGCTTGGTCAGGCCATACTTGGCCAGAACTTCCACAGGGGCCGCGTGGGACAGCATTTCGGCTGCCGCCCATGCCGCGGTGCGCTGGTTGATATCGCCGTAAGTGCTCACTTCTCTTTCTCCCGGTTACGCGCGCTTGTCGGCGTTCGCGTAAACCTTAAAGTAGTCTTCAAATGTCCCTTCGCCATCGTCGCCTTTGTTGACGCGGCCGGCTGGCTTGGACACGGATGCCGCGCGTCGCTGTCGCGCATCGCGGCGGTTGTTTTGTTCTCCACCCGGTTCGGCCGGTGCGTCGGGCAGGATGCCGGACTCGGCTTTGTACAGACTCAGCAGAGAGATCGCGTCGCGGGGGTCTTCGCTGGCCGCCAAGGCGCGAATAGACTCTGACTTGCTCGCCTGCCATGTGTTGAAATGGCTGTCGTTTACAAGGTCCGTCCATCCGGGGTGCGCCAGTTCAACATCGTTCATCGCGGCCTCGCGGGCGGCGACTTGGTGTTGAGTCAGTACCGGTTCAAGCCGGCTGTTCATGTCGCTGATCTGGCTGTGCAGCGATTGGGTAAGCTCGGCGATATCTGTGCTCGCTCCGCCACCTTTGGCGAGTAGCGTTTCAATCGCTTCCGCCGCTTCGGGCCAGTCCTCTCTGAGACTGGCCAGTGCATCGGCCTGATCGCCGCCGCCTTCCGGGGGCTGTTGCGATGCTGGGGCCGGCTGCTGCTGTGCACCGCGGTCGGCAGGCTGTGTGCCCGCGGACTGGCGGCCGCTTTGCATTTGCTGTTTGAGTTCATCGACCTGCCGCTGGTATGCAGCAACGCGGCCGTTGTCACTCTGGATTCTGTGGGCCAAGTCTTGCGCGAGGCGCGCTTGGCGCTGGTACTCGGTGCGAAGGTTTTCCGGAGCTTCGGCCCAAGGGTCGCCGCTGGGGGGGGTCGAACCATCGTCGGCCGGCAGCTTGTCGCCGCCCGGCGCCGGTTCATCGCCCGCATCCTTCGGGTCGTCACCGCCGTCCGCTGGCACGCCGCCGTCACCATCACCGGCACCACCGGCACCGACAAACTCGCTGAACGCATCGACGAACGATTGTTCGCCATCGCCACCATCGCCACCATCGCCACCCGGCGCAGCCGCGTGAATTCCCATTGTGGCCATCATGTTCTTGCGAAGCAGGCGCTTGTTCATCGTTCGGTTCTCCTTGCGGCCCTCACGGGGCGGCATTCATTCGGTGAATGTTTGTAACTGCGACCATTCGCGCGAGAGTATATCAGAACCCAGAACAAGGCGCGGCAACCCGCGAAGCATCCGCCCCGTGGATACGGCGCTCCGCGGTCGCGTAATACTCGGGGTCAAGCTCGCAGCCGATGAAGGGTTGTCCCAGCTCCGCGCATGCAACCCCGGTCGAGCCGGAACCCATAAACGGATCAAACACTGGGGCGCCGCTGCCGTCGTCGGTTGCGCGGATCAGGTCCGCCATAAGCGCGACCGGCTTGCACGTTGGGTGGCCGTGATCCTCTGACTGGTGCGCCCGCCTGTGTCGAAGCACGCTCGTCGGCCTACCGTTGACGAACTTCCTGCGCCCCAAGGTGGCATACCAGATAACGTCGTGCTGTGGCGCGAACGCCCCGAATAAGTCACCCATGCCGTGTGCTTGGCGGTCCCATATCACTTGGCTCTTAATTTCCAACCCGGCGCACTCTATTTGCCGCCGCCATTCATCCGACGTTTTCCAGTTGCAAAACATAAGAAGCGCCGCGCCCTCGTCCATCTTCTCGCGGACCGCGTGAAGCCATCGCGGATCAACGCGGTCATCGCTGGCCAACCGCTTATGCCGCGGGCCAGCCTTTGGCCACGCCGACTGGAACGCCATGCCATAGGGCGGATCAGTGATGCAAGTGTGGATGACATCCATCCCGCGAATCTTGTCGAGGCAATCGCCACGGTAAAGGTCGGCCATTAGTACCCCAGCGACCCGACTCGCTGGCTCTCTGGGATGGGATCGGGCGCGCGGCACGCGGCAATAACGCGCCGTACCTCCAATATCCGGCCGCGCGTCTGCTCGCAATTGGCCGCCACAAGGTCGGCAGTCAATGCCGCCTCGCGCGCCTGCAACGCTTCAATAAGCGCTTCAATGGTTTCTATTTGAGCCTTTGGCATGCTAAATCCCCGTCCCCATATTTCGTTTCAAGGCCATTTCTGCCTGCTTGTTCGCTTCACGCGCTGCGACGCGACGATCCTCCGACGCGCTCCTATCGCGCGCACCTTCGAGCCGCGCCTGCTCTATGCCAAGCCGCGTCTGCATGTCGGCCACCGTGGTTTCGCGATCCAGTGCCAGCCGGGCAATCGCATAGTATTCATCGCTGCCGATGCGGGATTGGGCGACTTGCAGGTCAACCTGCGCTTTGATTTTCGCGATTTCAAGCGCTGACTGCGCTTGTATTTGCGCCGCCTGTACGCGAGCCATATCGGCCGGGCTGCCGCCCTCTCCTTCGTCCGGCTGGGCTTCCGCCGCCGCTGCCAGTTCTTGCTTGGTCTTGATCAGGCCGCGGTGCTCAACATCCATAGACTCCAGCGCGCGGCGATACAGCTCATCGAAATGCGTCAGCTCGGCGAGGCCGGTTGACTGCGCCAGATTGAGTAGCCCCATCAACGTATCGGCCTGAACCTCGCGAGTCAGCAGCACCGACGATCCGCGCGCGTCTACTTCCCAATCCCCCTTGATGTCGCCATTTGGCGAGTTCTGCATATTCCAGTTGTAAAACCCGGTAATCAGCGGGGTTGTGATGTTGTCGTCCCAGAACTTGACCGCTTGGCGCAGAACAATGTTGCCGGCATTCATGAGCATTGCCATACCGCGCACAGTGCCGGTCGCTTGGCCTTGCTCGCCTTGGCCCAGCATCGGGAGGCCGACTTCCTGATCCACCATCTCCCGCGCCGTGGCCATGATCGCGCCCAGCTCCGGCTGGTGCGAATCCACATTGAACGTCGCGAACGCATTGGCAATACCGCCCTGCTGCGAATTCAGGTCGCGCTCGGTGAACCAAAGCTTTCTCGGCGCCAGCTCCCAGTCGCCATCGGCCGGCCTGATCCGCTCGCGATCAATAACCACCTGCGGTCCGACCGATAAACCGCCGTTGTCCATCTGCATGCGCCACGATGAATCGATAACCCGCTGGGGATCACGGATCAGCGCCGGAACGCCGTAGCCGAAAACGCTGGACTCAGACGGCGACCAACACGAAACGTGATAGGGGCGCTCTTCCGTCTCCATCGGGTTGACCGCAATACGGATGACTTGGCCGTTTGCGATCTCGACAATGGCTTCGATCTCATCGCGGTCATCTTCCTCATCGATTCGGTCATGGTCGGCCTCGTCGTCCAGCTCCATATTGCCCAGCTCCAGACCGGCACCCATATCGCCGCGACTGATCGTGCCGTGATACTCCCAGATTTCGATGGCCGAATCATCACGGTCAGAAACGGAAATGCCCGCCTGCTCGCGTAGCGCGTCAAGCGCATCGCTCGCGATGCGGTGCTCTGACGGATCTGCCTTAAGCGCCAGATCGATGGCGGGGGAGAGATAGCCGGGCAGCTTCCGCAATCTGGACAGCTCCTTGCGCGCCAACCTCCGGCGCTCGAATATGTAGGCGCAATCCTCTACGCGACTGGTGCCGGCTTTCAGGCACGGGAAGAAATTCCAAACCGATACATGCTCCGCCCTTGGCCGCAAGTCTTCCTCCACCGAGAGAGCGTATTCCCCGCCCTCCACCTGCTCCCACCGTTTGCGCACCCTCGTCGAGTTGACCGGCCCTTTAACGATGCCGGTGCCGAAGCTGCACATCTCGGTGATCACGTCGCGGGCGACCCCACGATAGCGGCACTCAGTAAGCTGATCGGCGATCTCGTCTTCCATCGCCTCCGCGCGCTCCGCCGCCTCATCGAGCGCAGCCCGCGCCACGTCGGCGGGGTCGTACTCTGCACCATCCGCAGGGTCGATATCGGTATCGCCTGCCGCGCTGGCCGCCGCGGACAGCTCGGGAACTGGCGTCGGGATCACCCCGAAATTGCGAGTATCCAGCGGGAACAGCAGATCCGAAAGCCGCGCGGCGGCGGCGTTGCGCTTAGACCTTGAAATATTGAACCGCACCTTTGACCCCGGCGCGTCGTCGTTGGACGATTCCCGGTGGTCGACCGACAGTTGCGCAAGGTCTCGAAGCATTCGCCGCTCAATATCTCCGCGGTCGCTCACCGCGCGGCGTGCCTTACGAATTAGCGCCTCGGCCAACGTGGAAAGCTGCGCCTCCATTGCGCTGCGACGTTCGACCGTACTCTGCTCGCCGTCCGGCAATCCCGTTAATGACATTTCAGTACCCTGCGATTTTGTCCCGCACAGCATGCGAAACGATGTAATCGGATGCCGGGCGCGGTGCCGGCGCTTGTTGTGCCACATCTTGCCACGACATGACTAGATATCGAGTCGCATCCATAAGGTGGTCGCTTTCCTTGACAATGTTCCCCGCCTCGTTGCGGCGATAGATGCGCTGTTCCTCAATCCAATTCGTGCAGGTCCGAAAAACCTTGAGCCGCCCGGACGATAGCCGCTCCATTACCGCATAAAGGCCGGCGCTCACTGCGTTGTCGGCCTTGGACAGCTTGAGGCCAAGGCCAATAAATACTTGCATGATCTTGGTGCCGTCCATCTGCCCAGAGGCATTGGCTGCCGGATCGATGGCGCCGCGAATCCACTTGCCGCGCGCGTTGATCCCGGCAACGTGAACGGATGGCTCCACCTGCCCGCGGTAGTGCTCTGAATACAGATAGAGCACATCGGTGTCTGGATCGAGCGCCCCCCAGATCGCCGCGGTGCGCCGCCACCCCACGTCGAGGCCATAGGCGCGCGGCCAGTGCTTTGGCAAATCGAGCGGATCGATAACAAACTCTTCCTCATCGACGGGGTAGATTGCGCCCGCGCCCAACGATGGAACGCCTTTTGATCTCGCATCGCGCTGAAATGCCGGATAGGCCGCAAGCATTTCGGCCTTGGCCTTGGTGCTTAGGTGCGGCACGTCGTCCCATGTCGCAGTGACTACCAGCGAGCTAGATTGCCTGTCACGGTGATCCGTGTCAGATCTCGCGCGCACCGATTGGATCAGCGGCGTAAGTCCGCGCAGCGGCGTGAACGTGGAGTAAACGATGCCGCCGGTGGTCGCGGTGCGGGTGATGCCCTCCGCGTAGACCGACGCAGGGCACTCTTCATCTGGCCAGAACAAGTGCAGCTCGAACCCCTGAAAGATGCGCGCGCCTTGGTCGTAGGACCGGAACATTAGGCGACTCACGCCGCCGGACACATGCCGCACCGTTACAGAATCCAACATCTCGCGCACCTGCGGGTGCCGGATGAGGCTGATTATGCTGTCGGCCGGGATCAGGCCGGTGCCGGGATTGGTGAGCGGGCCGACCATTTTGGCTTGCACCGTGTCCCGGCAAAGCGGAAAGGTTTCGCCCGCGACCATCGCCTCGATAGGGCCATCGAAACGCCTGCCCTCCCACCAATCCGGGTAATTGCCGGTGAGGTGGCAGACCGCCTCATATCCGCCAGCCATTGTCTTGCCGACGCGGTTGCCGGCCATAAATGTGCGCTCGCGGTAATGCGAGCCACCGGCGAAAAACCCAAGGTGCTTGGGGTACAGCTCGCGGCGCATCGGGCCGGTGTCGGGGAACATCGACGCGATCACATTGCGCGACCGCCGACGCTCCAACTCGCGAAGCAACGCCAGCAATTGCCGCCTGTCCTCCGGCGACATTGCCCGCACCCGATCCATATCAATGGCCGCCCCTTGCGTGTCAATCGTCGGCATCGCCCTCATCTCCCGGCAACCGTCCCGCGGCCTGAGCGTCTGCGATCCGTGCGAGCCTCGCGATCTGTTCTAGTATTTCTTCATCGCTCTGGGCCGCGGTGGTGCCGGTAGTCGTCGCGGCACGGGTAGCGCTCGGCGGAGTCTCGCCGGCGGCCTGTCCCCAGCCGAATCGCTCAGTCATGATCACCGACCATAGGCGCGCCGCTCCGGGCTGTGCACCGACGTGGCTCTCCACGCCTCGTTCCGCCCATTGCAGCCAGTAGGCTTCGGCCGCGACCTTGCCGCGCTCGCGGGCGCGTGCAAATGGCGGGTGTATCTCCAGCCAGCCCTGAAACTCCGCCCATGTCAGACCCGCGTCACGACAAAACGTGGCTTCGCTCGCGCCTTGTACTGCCATGTAATCGTAAAGCAGCGCCGCATATCCGTCGCTGTATGCCGGCGGCGCGTCGGCGTAGTTGCGCGCAGCGGCCGTCATGCGCGCTTGCAGCGTGGCTTGCTGTGCGGTTTGATCGGGAGCGGTGGCGGCGGGTGCGGGCTTCGGCTTCGGCGCTGGCTTGGGCTTGGGCTTGTTGACGCTGCCCGGCGGCCGACCGCGGCGCGGCGCTGTCATGATCCACCGCCCTGCCCGCCGAGCTGACTGAATATGTAGGCCAGCAGCGACGCGATCAGCGTCACGGCGCCCGCTGCGATGCCCCATGCTGCGCGGATAACGCCGCGACTTACCGCCGCGTTGCTTTTAACGCCATGCGCCGCCCGCATGGTGTCGTCATGGTACGCGAGTAGCCGGGCCTCGATTGCCGCCAGCCTGTCCGCGTGTTGCCCCAGCGCAGCCGCCTGCGTGCTCTGGCGCTCTTCGGCCACCGCGATACGCTGGAGCGCATCGACCACCCGTGGCAGCAGCTCTTCGAGAAGGTTCGCGATCTGCTCCACGCGCGCATCGAGCTGCGCAAGGTGTACATCTTGGTGAAGATCTGCCGTCTGATCCTGTCTGAGACGGGGCGCGACGGTGCGGGGAAGTGGCTTGCGTGGTGACATAGATCAACAAACTCGCGCTAATTTAGGCGACCAATAATAGCACGCGATTATCGCGGCCAGCCCTTGATGCAACATATCTGGGCGGCGAAAGTGTTACAAAAAGTAACAGTGTTACAAAAAGTAACACTCAAGATCAGCCCTCAAAATTGACCATCCACACAAAACCAGACATAAATGGCTTGATTTATATCGGGGAGGCGAATACAATTAGAACCGTACCAACAAGCACCACCAGCAGAGATCGCCGCCATGCAAACGATAACCACTACCATCCACGGACCCACCGACAAGCACGGAACCCGCATTTCCGCCCGAATTGAAGCCAGCACGACCGTCGGACCCTATGACTCCGCGCTGAGCAGCGAGGAAAACCACGCCGCAGCCGCTCGGGCATTGGCCGACAAGATGGAGTGGTCCGGCGAACTGGTAGGCGGCAGCACGACGCAGCGCCGCATGGTCTGGGTCTTTGTTGACGGCAGCCCACGCGCCTAAAAACACCACCACCAGCAGGCCGTCGGGATCGCCCGGCGGCACAGGAGACCGAAGTGAAAAGCCGTAAACCAATTCCCGCAGCGAATCCCGAGAGCCACGCGCCGACGCTCAGCGGGCTGATCATATTTGTTTTGTTTTTCATCTGCGTCATGCTGTACGCCGCGCAATTCTGAGGCCGTGAAAATGCACATATCCGATAAAACCCGCCAAGCAGCGGACGTGCTAGAAACAAGCGCCGAGATAATCGCCGCGCTTGAGGGCATCCACGGCAGTTGGGAGGCCGCGGTCGCCGCATGGGCCGACACCCCGACGCTAGACGAAGAAGCGGCAATCATCCTCGCGCTTGCCGCCCACGACTCCGATACGCCGCTCTCGGACTATGTTTGGGGAACAGAGGGGAGCAACTGGTATTCACGGACCTACGGCACCGCGCCCCTGATCGCGGCGGCCATGTCGGAGATAGCCAGCAAGCCGCGGCCAAACGGCGACAGCCGGCTGGTGGTTGTCACGCATGACGGCCTTGGCAATCCGTCTGGATACGCGGTCTACAAACGCAGCGGCGACGCACTGCTGCATGAACAGGCAATTAAGTTCTACATCGCAAACAAGGGGGATTGATTCAATGAAGTACACCCACGCAATCGTGGATATTGGCGCGCCGCTCGGCGACGATGAGCAAGGCGAACTGTACAGCCAGCACAAAAGCTTGGCAGGAGCGCAACGTAGATTTGGCATGGACTTTGAAGGCCGCACCGGCTGGTTCTCTCACATCATTGTCGAGCTGGACGCTGACGGGGAATGGGACCGCTCCAAGCCGCTGGAGAGAAGCGCCGATTGGTAACGACGTGGCTACGGCCATACAGAAATCGACCGAACAAATTCACGGGCGGGATTGCCGCCCGCAGAGGACCGCCAAAATGAGCACAGAAACCGAACTCCGGACACTCCGCGCCCTCGCAGCCGATATCAAAAAGCCGTCACGCGCCGCTGCGTTTGCATCCGTGCAGCAGCTTGCCGACGATCTGGCCGGCACTGAGCACCGCGACGCATTGGCGCTGCTGTACCGCTTCTTTCTGCCAGCGGTGCCCAAGCGCGCAACGACCACGCTGGAATGGCTGGCGCAGGCCATCAACCCGAAAGATGATCGCGAAATTCTGCTATCCATCCACGCCATCGAGCGCAACGGCAAGCTGATAGCCGTGGCCAGCGACGGCCACCGCATCCACATTGCTCGCAATCACGGCTTTGAAACGACTGGCGCTTACAACACAGCAGGCGAGAAAACCGACGACGCAAGCCACCGTATCGAGCGCTTTTTGGCGTCTTACCTTGACCACGGCAGCGAGCCGCGGCAGAGCATCAAAACCGGCGACGTGGAGCGCGCGGCCACGTTTGACAGCAAAGTTACCGCGCGCCTCCCGGACGGCCCGCTACTCAACGCAAAGCATCTCGATCAGGCGCTTGCCGGAGCCACCGAATTCGGCGCCTACTACGGCGGATGTAACGGATCAGTCCGCCTCGACGGCCTGCCATTCGGCGAAGCGATCCTCGCGCCGCTGGACAAGTAAGCACGCCACCAATCAAACAAAGCGCGGCAATAGGGCCGCGCGGGAGATGATCCAATGAGTAGCAGAGTCGATATTCTTCGCGCCTCTCTGGCCAAGAAAGAGAAGAAGCTTGATGCGTTATTCGCCACCTACTTCGCGGCGGTAAAGGCTGCCCACGGGCAACCGCTGAACGATAAGCGCGGCGGCGTGGCAGTCATGGCGAGCTGGGACAAGCTGAACGACAGAATTCGCGCCCAGAAAAAAAGCGTCGAGCGCACAAGGGCGGCTATAAACAGGGCCGAGGATAAGGAATCCGGCATCGCCATCGCTTACCGGAGCTTCCCGAAATGCCTTCAAAAGTTGGTGGATGACGGGAAGGTGCGGCAGTGGGGACGCCACCCCGATACCCTGTTTGTTGCCGGGGTAGAGAAGGCGCGTATTGTCTGGAATGGCGCAGACGTTGCGCACAGGTACGTCGCCGAGACTCCCGACGAGCAATACCCTTTGTTCCGTGACACTTACAACGGGCTGAGAGCAGCCATCGCAAAAGAGGACAACTCGAAATGAAAACACTACCCCAAGCCATTCGCGAAACCAGACTATCGTCCCGCGAAGAAATGGCGAAATGGATCGAAGGAAAGCACCCCGAACTGAACGCCCCGTCAGAAAGCCCCGCCAGCATGCTGATCAGCGGGTTTAGCTGGATGGAAACCCCGTTCCGAGTCAGTCAATGGGTGAAGCTGCACGACGTGCTGGCCGCCGCCGAAGAAGAAGCCGAGGGCGCGACAAATGAACGCAGCTAAAGCACTCGAAAATCTGAATAGGCTCCCGAAGAAGATCGAGGCCGCGGGGGAGAAGGTGAGGAAGGCGCAAGCCGCGAAGGACACCGCGGAACGCCGGCTACAGGCCGCGCACGCCGCGGAAATCGCACTTCGCGCCGAATTGGCGGAGGCGCACCGCGTGCTGCGCGGGTTGCAATCTCAATTACCGTCGCTGCTTAAACGATCCGGCGGCACCGAAATCTGACCATCACACGGAGGCGCCGCAAAGCTGCGGCCATACAACTATGGATCGAAGAAAAACCACCTACACCATCCAGCCGCACGGCTGCGAGATTGCCGCCAGCGGAGTTGAAGACGCATGGCGCTGGTATAAGCACATCAACCGCTTGAGGGAAGCTTCCGAGCCTGCGGCCGGCGACGATTCGGACGCAGGCCCAGCGGTGACCGCGAGTATCTGGCTTGGCAGCGTCCTAATTGACGAGAAGCGCCTGCACCGGGCCCGGTCGACCGGCGGGAAAACGCGAGGAAAATCATGATTACATTGCGCAGGATCTACGGCGCCAAGGGCATGATCGGCGCCACTATTACCATCGTGACGCAGCCCGTGACCGTCTCCACCGGCGGGTTCCCTAAAGCGCTGGCCGCGGCCACCATAGCAATGATTAAGATGAACGCCGGAAACCTCGACGGCTGGAACGTGGGACGCACGCTGCTACAGACTGTTACCCGTGACGGCCAACGCAGACCGCGCGGCGAGTCCATCGTGATCAGTCTTGGGCGTGACGAGGCGCAAGGCGATGATGCGCTGGCTTACACGGCGGCCGGGCACCTGTGGGCCAAGCGCATGGCGGACATGCTTCACCACCGCCTTGTCGTGAAACACATCCGCAGGCCCAAGCGCAAGCCGGCAAAAACATGACCGGGAACACCGGGAACAGCGGGAAGCGCCGGAAACGCACCAAGGCCGAGCAGGAAACGCCAGAACTGGAGGCCATCCGGCGAAAGCTGCACTCGATCAGCGGCATGCAGGACGTGGCCAAATCGATGGGCCTGCGGTCTCAGGATGCCGCCCTGCACACGGCAACGGTGCTCGCCTTGGTAAGCCGCAGCAAATTGTCTGTCATATCTGCGGCCGCCCTGTGCTACGTCGCGGGCGCGCCTCTGACCGGCGCCCCAGCCATTGCGCGGGCCATCGGATGCGCTAACCAGTGGATTCCCGCCCGGCTGCGAGGGCTGGCCGAAGCTGGGCTGGTGGTGTGTTTGAAGGGGATTCCGGCCGACGGAAACTGGCCGACGAGGCGCTACATCCTGACGAAAAAGGGGCATGACCTTGTTGAGCAGCTTAGCGTGCCGAAGCCGCACACGCGGAGGCGCGCCTTGCAGCCAACGCCATCGCGCGTCGGCCAGCAGATGCCGGTAAGGGGTCAACGTGGACCGCTGAGCGGTGACGAAAAACGCGGGCAAAAAAAACCGCGATAGCGAGGGGAGCGCTATCGCGGTTAAGCGCCAAGGGCAAGGAGGGAACCCTTGGCTGTCCACCACCACAGTAGATGCGGCGAACTATACCGATGCGGCCTAGTGGCGTCAACCCGTCACGACAAAAGATTTTCGCCGCCGCAATCCAGCCAGCCCGGAGCGGCGCTGTCGTCCCACGCGATGCCTGAGTCGCCCCCGGCGCCGCCGTGGGCCTCCGCCCGGTGCCGCCTTGTCAAGTCCGCCATGCCCAGCCCCGTAGCGTCCGATAGCCCCACGGCCGCCAATAGAGCCGCTTCCGCCCGGTCATGGTCCCTCACCCGCGTGAATAGCTCCTGCCCCCAATAGCTGGAGGCGAGCAGCCGCGATGCGTTTTTGGGGTCCGCGTGCCCGGTCAATCCCGCCTTTGCCTTCCATGACGCAGGCTGCAACCACCGCCCTTCCAGCCCCATGACCGCAATGGTTGCGCGGATCGCGCCGCGGGAGTCGCCGAGGCTGGCCGCAGAAACGGTGCCCTGCCGGCCGGGGCCGCGCTGCGCGGACGCGCCGACCGCCTCCACCGTGACAATGGCCTCATCGGCGCCCTGCGTGGCGCGGGCAAGGATCTTCGCCAATCCCTTAGCGTCGATGCAGCGCTGCTTCCGGGTGCCACCGGGCAGGGCCATCGTGGGCATGTCCTCGCAAAGCGTCAGCCGGCCGCTGGCGTCGACCGCCGCGACCGCGCCGGTTAAGCCCGGATCGATGCCGATGGAGATGTAACTTTTCATGGTTGATTCGCCTGTGTGGTGGGGCCGCGCGCTGAACAGCGGCCGCGGAAAATGTCAGCGGAAAAATCTCAAGAAAAATCTCGATTCCTGAATCCCTTCCCTCATTACATATACCCTCGTTCCCTGTTCCCGGTCCGGCCAAGCTCCGGCTTGGTCGCCGGTGGCCGGGGAAACCGGGCACGAGGGTAACATATAGAATGTGTAATGTACAGAAATTTGCGTTTCCCGGTAACGCCTTTGCTTTCAATGGCTTACAGCACATTCATGACGTAGTGCGAGAGGTTTCGCACCTAAGCTGAGTTCCCGCTATTCCCAAACTGTACAGAAAGTGATCAATTTTGCCTCGAATCCACACGACGACATTGGCGTAACCCATTGAAATGCAACGTTCCCACCGTTTTGGGAATTTCGGGAACGGACACCGGGTATTTTAAGCTTAAAGGAAATGTTTTACCGTTCGTCGGAACGGCGGATTCCGCAGTAGCGCGCGATGGCGGCCCTGTGCCATGATCCCCCTGCACCCGAAATCCACCACGCAAACAGGGGAAAATCATGGATCGCACATCCAAAATCGCTATCGCCACCATTGAACTGATCGCCTCCACCGGCATTCTCGCCGGGCTGCTCCTGCTCAATGACGAGCTTCTACTAATCGGCATCGTCGCGGCCATCGTCCGCGTGATGATCGCGCTGGCGAATCCACGCGACGCATCATTTGTCGACCGCTACGTGAGCGCGGGCGCGTCGGCCGTCAAGTGGGTGCTGGGCACGATCTTCATTGCCGCCGTCACGGCATGCGCCGGGCTGCTGTTGGCCGGCCGGTGGATCGTCAACACGTTGAAGACGCGCACCCTCGCCCTTGTCGATGCAGTGGCCACGGCCATGCCGCTGCGGCCCAATGAACCGCGGTGCGGCACGCCCGGCAGCGCCCGGCGAGCGGCCCTTGAGCGCGCGGCGGTGAAAGAGTGCGCGGAGATCGAGCGGGCGGCACGGGCCGCAATCAAGAGGCGCCCGAAGCCCGTGCTTGAATCGGTATCCTTCGAGTTCGACGCGGGAAGCGCTTGGGTTTACAGGGCGACGCTGACAATGGCGCCTTGCACCAAGCTGCGCGCGCTCGGCTGCACAGTCGTGCAGGCTCAAACGCGCATCCCGGCGACCGAGCTGGCCGATACGAAGATGGGCTTGGATGAGCTGTTGTTTGCCGTCTACTCGAAGGCGGCGGATCAAGTGGTCAAGCACTGGGGAGAGACTGCCGAAAAGCACAAAGCCAGCAAAAAGCAGGCTTGACTCACCCGTCAAAAACGTCTAGTATTCTGTGCAACACCACCACCGAAGACCAAGAACATGACCAATCCATTCCGCTTGATCACCTGCTGGTGCTGCGGCTATACCGCGCCGCGGCTTGAGTTCTCCAGCGGCTACTGCCCTGCCTGCTGCCGCGACATGAACACGGGTGCGGTGCGGCCCGGATCAATCCCGACACGGTACGTGGACGAGCGGGAAATTCGTGGCAAATTTTTCGTTCTCCGCATGGCCCCAGAGTACGCCGCAAGCCGCATCCGCAGCGTCCACGGATCGTTGGCAAGCGCTGCGCGCGTGGCGGTGACGCAACCCGAGGGTGATCTTATCGTCACCGGCGCATCGCCTGACGGCCGGTGGTCGCTGGATCTTCTGATTACGCGCAATGAATACCCGGTGGCGAAATGAGCGCATTCAAGAAAGCTGCGCGGAAAAAGGGCTACCGGCTCATCGACTTGGCCGAGCGCTGGGGCATCACACCGCGGCAAATGTCGCGCATCGCGGCCAAGCCCACCAAGCGGCACATCGACGCGCTGCGCGGCCTGCCGGAGCAACCGCTGGTGCAGAAGGCTGGGTGGAAGTCTGGAACCCGGCCGCCGTGGCTGCGCAATCAGCACGAAAGAACGAAAGCGCTCAGCCCAATCCGCAGAATGCAAATAGCACGGGACGGGGAAGATGATTAACCCGCCCGAATGCGACCGTTCATGGCTGCGCGCGACGCTGGATAGCATCGTGGTCCGCGACGAGCTGCCGCCCGACGAGTTCCCCGGCGGCCTGACTGCCAGCGAATGGATGCCGCCAGAGAATGACGACGAGGATAAAGATCAATGAAGACCATTTCACGAATGATCCGAGAAACCGGCCTGCCTGACGCGGATGCAATGGCGGATTGGCTTGAACGCGAGCACCCCGGACTAGGAGAAAAGTACAAGACTCCATCGTCCGCGGTAGTCGGTGGGATCACGTGGCGCCAGACGCCATTCGGCTTCGCAAAGTGGGGAAAGGTCTATGGTGCGTTGTGCCGTGCCGAAGCCGCTGCCAAGGAGCAAGGCCAATGAAAAGCATCCCAGAACTGATCCGAGAGACCGGCTTGCCCGACGCGGATGAGATGGCCGATTGGCTGGAGCGCGAACACCCTATGCTGGAGCGCGAATACCACGGGCTGGGCGGGGTGGGCGAGACTTCCGCGTTCGCAATATCCGGCGCGTTTGTGTGGCACGAGACGCCATTCGGATCGGAGAAGTGGGCAAAGGTCTATTTTGAGCTGTGCCCTGCCGGAGCCGCTACCAAGGAGCAAGCCCATGACGCACATCAATCTGGTTGAGCCGTTCCAGATGCTCAGCAAGCCCCTAATGGCCGAGTATCGACGGCTGCCGCGCATATTCACGGCCGTTCGTGAGCTGGAGGCGCAGGGCAAAACCGCAGGCGACGTAGAGATCCCAGAGCACTACGTTCTGGGGGCGGGGCACGAGCGGTTTTTCTACCCTAAGATCGACTGGCTGCGCCGTCGTTACGCCGAAATCCGAGATGAGCTGATCAGTCGCGACTACATCCTCGATCCGACGCTATCGGCCAAGATCCTGAGCGACACGGAGAGCATAGGCGAAGGCTGGCGCAAGCCGTACAAGCCGACGCCCGACGAGATTTGCTTGAGCATGGCCCATCTGTGCGTCCGGTCTGGGCTGGACAGCGTAGCCGATGAGCTGGCGCGCGGGCTTGCGCCCGCCAAGGGCTTAGGGGCGGCGCGCAGCGTCCGCGTGGAATGGGAGCGTGGCCTTGTCGCGCTCGCGGGAGAAGACCAATGAGCGAAGCCATGGAAATGCCCAGATACATACGCCGCGGCCCCAAGATCAGGGCGCTAAGGATCGACAAAGTTGAGCCACGTGATGGGGGCGGCGCGATCATCACCCCCACAGGAAATGACCATGAACCATTCTATGTTTCCAGCGTTTTTATGGCGCTGAACACGCCGTCCTCTGGGGGCTACTACGTGGTCGAGGGGGATGCCCTTGAATATTATTTGCCAGCCAAGTATTTCAACCGAAACTACACGCGGGTCGAATGATGAAAGCCATGAACCATGTCGAGAGTGCAGAGTTTATTGATGACGTGCTGCACGGCGGCGATGAGGCGGCGATGAGGCTGCTGGCAGAAGCCGAGTACGCAGACAAGTTCCTTCACGCTGTGGATTTTGTCGATGAGCTGGTGCTGTCGCCGCCGGGTGTGTTCGGGAGCGTTGACGATAGTGAGCGTTACGTGGACGCCGCGCGACGTGTCGCTGCGTACCTGCGGAGGTATAAGCGGGAGTTGGACAAGCAGAAGTTGGCCAGACACACGCCTCTGCCGAGTGTGGAGCCATTGCGCTATGCGGTGGCCGATGCGAGCCGGTATTGGTTCGCCATCCGAGACGACATGCTGCCGCCACGCCCGGAGGAAAAGACGGCAAAGCCGGAACAACTGGAAGCGGCGCTGCCTGACGTGGATCAGATGGCGGGACAGCCTGAGCGCGCCGAGACTGAACGACAGGCCGAGATCATCCGAGAACTTCAAGCGGCCCTTATGGACGCGCTTGACTGGAACTGGCTTGATGACGATAAGCCGGCAGACCTTTACCGTAAGTATTACATTCTTGCTTGCCGCCAAGATGGCGTTGAGCACAGCGACCAAGGCGAAGCTACACCTAGCAAGGGGTTGAGATAATGATTAAGTATCAAGTGTGGTGCGGAGAGATTAAAGCCATTGTGATTGCGCGAGAAACAGACGACTCTGTTTTTATTCCTCGGCCTAACGGAAAGGAAAAGAGGAAAGCCAAGCGCACGGACGGTGGCGGATGGTTCGACACCTTCGAGGAAGCTAAAGCTTTCTTAGTTCACCGAGCACTGCGAGAACTCACAGCAGCCAGGGTTCGCCTTGATCGCGCCAAAAGACAGCTAAAGAAAATGCGCGAACTGAGCGAAACCCAGCCAGTCACGAGGTATTAACAATGAATGAGATTCAAGCGGCCGATAACAGGGGGAGTAAAGGCGCGGGGGAGATGCCCGTGTCTGGATTTGAACATGAAATCCCTTATTTGGTAATAAAGCTAAAAGACGCTGACGGACATCTCACAACCGCCGAAAAGGAGTTGTTACAGGCGCTTGCCACCAAGATGGCGCGGGGACGCACCGACGCCATCTTGGTGGCACTCAGGTGTGCGGTGGCCTAGTCTGATTGGCCCGGATACATTCCGACATGGCGCGCGATTGTAAAGCGAGTCAAGGAGAATAAGCAATGAAAACCATTTCACAGCTCATCCGAGAAACCGGATTGCCCGGCGCGGATAATCTGGCCGACTGGCTAAAGAGTGAGCACCCCGACTTGGACGAAGAGCCCGGAGTCCCGTCGTATGTGATAAGCCGCACGTTCGCGTGGTGCTTAACACCCTTCGACGCCAAGGCATGGATAGGGGTTCATCGTGCGTTGCTTGACGCCGAGACCGCTACCACGTGCAAGCCGATGAGCAACATCCAAGACGACTGGCCCGAGATGCCAGAATGGGCCGACGTAATGACGCAGGACCGCGACGGGGAAGTCAGTGGCTGGGGCGGCCTGCAAGACGGCATGCTGCCAACCATCGGCGAGGCCGGGTTCTGGACCTATCTGGGCTCCAGTACCAAGCTCAGGGCCGAAGTGCTTCGCAAGGCATCTGGCATCTGCTCCGTTAATAGCGCTTGGCGCCCCCGTATCATCACCCGCGCGGAATGGGAGGGCGGAGCTTCGCATACTGACAGTCAACCAGCCGCGAGTCCAAAGCCTCGCCGGAATCCCAAGCGCAAGACGCGGAAACAGTTGAAAGCCGCCCTCAAGCGAGCGCGGAGAACCATTCGCACCGAATGCGCTCGCGCGAATGACGCCGAGAGTTACAGGATTACGCTTGATGGGTACAGGGATGCCCTGCTCGCCGCGCAGCGCGAACTAGGGGTGGCCAGCCGCAAGGTTAAGGCCAGCGCCCGCCGTGGCTTCTTTCACTCGGAGCGCGTCGCTAGGCTGCGCGCCGAGGCTATGGGGCTGAGCATGCGCGCTTGCAAACGCGAGGGGATCTTTGAACTCACGTTGCCTAACGGCGAAACCTACGTCTGCCCTGCGTGCGAGGTGGATGTGTACCTTGACGGATTTTACGAGGCGTTGGAGGCGGCCGCCGTCTCGGGAGGGCAATCATGAGCGGCACTTACGAACATTGGATAAAAACAAACTATCCGACAAAGGAAAGCTGCATTAATAAATGCAATGAGGCGGTTAGAGCGATGATAGATTGCTTTAATGAGTTGACAGTGCAAGTCGGGTATGCAAATGGTGTTTATCATTGCTGGTGTAAAGATGCTGACGGAAAGATTGTTGACCCTACTGGAAAGCAATTTGATGGAGGAATAAATTACACACTGATAGCGGACAGGTTTTTAAAGAAACATGAAATCGAACTATCGACAGGCGCGCTTTTCTTAGACACATAAGAAAGCACAGGTCGCGAATGGCTTTCGGGCGTCCGATTGATTAACTTGTTAGCTGCTTAATGTGAGGACAAAAATGAGCAAAAAATTTGAGGAATGCTTTTGTGAACCCTGCCAGTTCTACCCCGACGCTTTTCATGTTAGCAGGCGCAAATATGACTCAGAACAGGCGGCAAAACTGATAGGCCGCGAGTGCGCCGAAGACGTGAAGGCTGGGGACTTGAAGCCTAAATGGGTTCGATTCCAGTTTGCCGACGGATCATTGCGTGAAGAGTTTGGCTTGGATCACTGCTGGGCGGTTGTGCGGGAGGGAACGAAGAACGCTCAGCCGACATGGGAATATGAGTGCAGCTAATGAAGATTAAAGAGATCACATCACAGAACCGCCGCGACTTCCAAGCGGTATATGAGTGCGAACACTGCGGACATGAAAAGAGCGGCTGTGGGTACGACGACGTTAATTTTCACAGCAACGTCATCCCGGCGATGGAGTGCGAAGAATGCGGGAGAACTGCGGCGGATACTTACCGCCCCCTTGCGACGAAATACCCTGAATGGATGGCTGTATAATGACTATGCTCAGGAGCGCAGTAGGGCGCACCGTGAAGCCTGAATTCACCGCCAAACCGCGCCGCCCTACTGCGTCGCATGGAGATAATTGTTATGCGCCCTGACTGCCCTTGTTGCGGTGAGTTGCTGGTACACGCAAATCTTGGAAACGGCACCGTAGACACGTACTGCGAGGACTGCGGATGGCCCGACGAGTGCCGCGAACCTAACCCCAACTGCGTAATCTGCGGCCGGCCGGGAGTCGGCGTTTGTGGAGAAACATGGCGCTGTGAAGACCATTGGCGTGATGGCGCATAACGGCTTTGATAAGCCGCGCTCCCACTGAGCAAGAAGAGAACTCCGACGCTTACCGGCGCCGGCTTGATTAAATTGTTATAAACCGGAGTTTAATATGAAACAACCACCGTTAATTGATGAGTTACTTGATAAGAGCAATATGCTAGGAACCGACCAAGCCGAGATAAACGGGCGCTGGTATATTGCAAAACCGCTTCCGTACTACGGCTGGCACAACATAGTGACGCGCGTATACCACGCAGGGCTTGTGCTGATTGGGCGCGCTTCTGCGTGGCAGTATGCCGAGGACAGGAAAGGTTTATAACTACTGGATAGACACCGCTTTCGGTGCCATCAAATTAGGAAGTTGCGAAATGAAGACGCTTTACGACTGGAGCGAGATTCCGGAGAAGTATTCGGCAGGGACTACTGATGGCTGCGGAGGCACGTTCTTCTGGGAGCACGTGCATGGAAAGCCTATTGAGCGTTCAGACTTGGTGATTCACGACGGCAAGTGGCAAGTGGCTTCGCATTGCGGTCGCGATATCGAATGCTGTGATATAGAAATGATCACTTCTCGCGTTCCATGGCGTGAGTCATTCGAGCAACGACCCGTGGAGGTTGGCAACGAGGCCGAGCGCAGCGGATTGACCTTGGTCGGAGGCACCGCCGTGACGGAGCCTGACGGCACGCGGCACGGCTTTTGTGATCCACGGGAGGTGCTTGGGTTCATTCGCGGCTACCAAGCCCGCAAGGCGTTCACCGCCCGCGCGGCAAACCTGAGCGCCGCGCCTGACCATTTCACCCACGGGGCGGGCGACTACGGCCCCTCTTACGATCTGACGGAGGGCGGGCAATGATAAACCTTGGATCAGCGCAGCAGCTTGTTGACGAGCTGGTAGTAGAGATTGACAGAGCGATCAGCGATGACACGGCACCCGCGTGGTGCGCTTGGTGGCGCGGGCGCGCATCTGGCGCTGCTGACACCCTCAAAGCCTTTACTGAGGATGGCGAAATTGATTTCAGCCAGCTTGATTTGGCAGTGTCGAGACTGCATGAGGCGGACGACTACGGCGCGGGTGGTGGCCAATGAACGCCCTCCGCGCCGCGCTTATGACCGCCCTTATCTGGGTTGGCGTTGCCGCCCTCGGGCTTCTTCTCGGCGCAGGGTTCGACAAGTGGGCGACGGTGGACAACGTGCCCGGTATCGTTGTGCAGAAATCGCTGTCATTCACCTACAGCGAGATCACCTACCTGCTGGTGCTGGATGTGGGCGGCGGCCGGCGCATCGAGTGCCACGCGACGCCGAGGCTGTTTGTGGCGGCGGAAGAGGGTGCGATCATGTCGTGCCCGGCAAGAATGGTGAAGAAGCAATGAGCAAGATCATTATCAAAAACGTGTCCGATGCGTCGGACGAATTGGCGCTAAAGCTTGTCGGCCGCTCGCTGACAATGGACAAAGACGCGATTAAACGCTTTACCGTAAACGACGCGGCAGTCTACTTTGTGTACGCAATACGGAACAAAGCATCAACGCGATATGTTGTCGCTGGCTGCGACGAAACCGAGAGAAAAGAGGGCCAACCATGCAAATCAAATCAGTAAAAATTCGCACCGCAGACGGACGAAAGTTCAAGACCGCCCCGGAAACCGGTGCGTCAAATGAGTGTCACGGGTGCTGCTTTTTAAAGCCGAAGTCCGGCCGGTGCGGTCGACCGTCCCACCTATTTACTCAAGCCTGTTCGGATGTCGGAGCAATCTGGATTGAGGTGACGAAGTGAGCAGGCAGCACCACCGCCTCAAGACTGAAACGGAATTCTTTCAGGCCGTTGAGGCTGGAATAAAAAAGTTTGAGATCAGGCGAGATGATCGCGGCTTCAAGGTACACGACATGGTGTGCCTTGAAGAAGTCGTAAACGGAGTGCCAACAGGCCGCGAAGCCGGCCCCTTTGAGATCAGCTATGTGCTGACAGGCGACGAGGCCGGCCGGTATGGCCTCGGCAAAGGTCACTGCATCTTTAGCTGGTTCGGTTTGAGGTGACGGGATGACCAAGGCGAGCCCCGCAACGCGCACTCATAAACCAATACTGGAGATACGAAATGCCATGCAACTGCGACCATCTTGAGCCAAGCAAGCGTGAACGAGAAAGCCGGCTGCTAATGTCGCTTCTAGCCGAAGTCGGGATTGGGCGAGGCGATATCCCCTACTACGGACAGCTAGCCGCGGTCGACAAGCACACAGCCATGCTTTGCAAATTCTGCAAGGAGAACGACGTGACGAAGTACAGCCCCGTTCTTCAAGCGTGGTGGGTATGCCACCAAGCGGCAGATAAGGAGAGGGGCCGGCGGGAGAGTCCGGGCGGTGGCGAGGGGGGCAAGCCATGAGAGTCATACGCAGCGCCACAGTGCCGAGAGGGAGCGTGGTCGCGCATGCTGTTTCAAGGTGCAAGTGTGGGGCGGACGCGGAGCTGGTGAAGCTGCGCCGTGAGAAGCGCGGGTCCATGCTGATCCGCAGGACGCTCAGGCCGGACAGCCATTTCAAAATAACGTACCGCGTAGAGTGCCCGTCATGCGGCGCGCACAGCGGCGCGGAGATGAAAACGAAAGCGGGCGCGGCCCGCGCGTGGGAAAGGAAAGGGGGCAACCAATGACCGCCAGAAAACAGAAGCCACGTGTTGGCACGATGGAGCGCGACCTGATCGATTCCGGCTGCATGGATGACTGGGACGAGGCCAGCAGGCTGTCGATACTGGTGTCCTCCGGCGCCGGCAACCGGGCAACAAGGCTCAAGCATCGCCGGCTGGTGAAGCGGGTTTCAGCCAAGTTAGCAAGGGCGCGAGCAAGGCGCGGAGAGCGTTGACAGCGACGCTCCGCGAGCGTAGTATCCAGCGCAGACACCACCACCACACGGAGCCCCGCAATGACAACAAAGGCGAGAATTAAGCCGGCCGCAGCGGCCCGGCTGCGTGGCGCCTGCGCCCCGTATGCAAACCAGTTCTACCGCTGGCCGCCGTTGAACGCGCTCGGCCGCGCTACCGGGCTGAGCTATCACGTTATCGCCAAGGTGCTGAACGGAGATAGCCCGCACAGCGCGGCGGTTTGCGGCGGAATTTCCCCCGTCGGCCGGCGGGTTCATCCCGCTGTTGCCGGCCCTGCATGGGGGTATCTTGTCTATGGCGAGGTGCCTCATTGGATTCGACGCGGAGCATCCGCACCCACCATACCGCGCAGCACGCCAGAGGATGACCTGTGGCCCGACGTTGCGTGTTAAGCGCTCGGCAATGACGAGCAACAGGAGCAAGTAAGTGAAAAAGGCAACCCTCTACATGGCCGACCCGAGCGTGCTGGCCTCCATCGCCAGACTTATGATTACCATGTCCGGTTCGCGCACCGTCGACGAGCTGCGATACCGGCCCATTACCGGCCTCGAAAAGCTGGGGACGAAAGGCTGGAAAAGCCCATCGCTTGATGGCCGCCTCGCCATTGATGCCGGTCAATCCGTGCTGCTGCACTACTGCATCGCCATGCGAGTACCGGCGAAGGAGCGAATCGAAGAGATCGACGCTTGCACGCCTGCCCTGCCTGCTGACGCCATCCGCGAGGACCGGGAGCGGCGCAAGGAAATGGTCTACATCGAAGCGGCCAAGACGGCGCCGATCAAGGTGACCGACGTGCCTGTCGCTATCGACTGCGTGAGGGGGCGCGTAGTTATTGGCGACGTATCGGCGGTGACCTGTGACACCGTGGCCTCTGCCTTGAGGGCGCTGTCTGCAATCAGCGACCCCCCGCACAGCAGCGGCCTTGGCCTTCGCCCCTACACTCCCTGCGACGAGGACATGCACAAACTTCTGCGGGATTTGTCGCTGGGGTTTTTCAACAGCGTGCGGACCATGCACTCAGATGTGGCTGACGACACCGCCCCCGAACCCGAAGATCGCTTCCGGCTGCGCACGCAGGTGGCAAGGCAGAGAAGCACCGTAACTGGCCGCCTTATCCCGGCAGGCGACAGCATCGTGCGCGGATGTGTCGAGGATGACGGCATGGTATTCCAATCGCTCGGCGTGAACTTCGGCGACTTTTCCTGTGATCTGTTCGAGGACTGCACCGTCCGCGCGATCAAGTGGCACAAGGATCTTAATGATGAAGTTCTGGACGAGCACGCCGGCGACAACCATTCTCTCGCCATCGCCGAAGCGACGCTGCACGCTGGCTGCCTGCTCTCCGTGTTTGGTGATCTGGAAGGCGCGCTGGAAGAAATCAGTGCGCAGGATGGCGACGGGTGAGCGTCGACCACGAGGGCGGCAGGTTCGCCGGAGCTGCGTCACTGTACGCATACCAGCTAAAGGTTATGTGTGAAATTGGCAACATGCTGACCACCGTCGAGGCGCTGTACGCATACCAGCGGAGGGTTCTGCGCGACACCGGCATAAAGCCCACCACTGTGGCGCTGACCCGCCGAGAGCGCAGGGAGCTTGTCGGCGACCTGCGGCGTCACTTCCTTTTGCCGATGTGGGGCGGAAAAAAGGGTGTCCCGGTCGGCGCCAAGGTCTTAGAAATGATTGTCGTAGCAGCCCCGGAGCCTACCGAAACCGCGGAGCCGCAGGATCAAAGCGGCACCATCTCAGGGCCGGGTTACGACGCGCTGTAGGGCGCGAAAACTTGGCAACAATAACGCTTAAGAGGTCCACTCATGATCACGCAAAAAGAAGGCGCTCGGCACGCGCTGGAGGCCGTGGCCGGCGCCGCGGCGAGAGCAACCGCCGATGCCGATGCCAGCGCCGGCGCCGGACGGGATACTTCCGAGTTCGCGGGTATTCACCAGCACATCGGAGCGGCCTGCGCAATCTTTGCGTCAGGCCAGAACGACGCATCTTTGGAGCTGCACGGGCACTCAACGCTGGCCGTCGCGCTGGCAAGGGCGCTGGCCGCAATCTTGGCCTATGACTCGGCCCATGATACGGGCGCCGTGCGCGCGCTGACAGACCTGCTTTCTGACGAAATAACCGCCGGCACTCCGGCAGGTTCCACTACGGACTTTTTTGGGAGAATGTCACGATGAACGTCAAGTCGATTTTGCTCATGGTCGCGGTTCTGCTTTGCGCGGCCTCTTTCCCGGCCGCTGCCGCGGAAGACTACAAGCGCTCAGACGAGCGTGAGGCCGAGGCCGCGCTGGTAGCGGTGGGCGTACTTCTGGCCGGGCGTGCGTTGAATGTGGACGCAGGCACGCTCCACATCGGTTCGTGGCATAGCTGGCGCGGCAAGATGCGCAAGCAAGAGTTCAACCCCGGCGCCGGCCTTATCCTTGATATCAACGGGACTGCCCAGTATCGGATGGGCACGTATCTGAATTCTCACGGCCGGCAAACCGTTTATGCCGGTGGCGCCCTGTTACTCGGTGAGTTCTGGGGGCTGCGCATGCGCGGTATTGCCGGGCTAGCCAGCGGCTATCGCCACGCGCGAGGTATGCGGTCGGTTATCCCGATTGGCATGCTGGAGTTCTCCCATCCGCGCACAGGCGCCCGCGTCGGTATGTCGGCCGAGATCGATGAGGGCCGCGTCATGGGCGCGCTGCTTACCGTGTCCCTCGACTTTTGGAACGCCGGCAATTGAAGTTCGTAAACAACTAGGAGTATCAACCAATGAGCGCACAGCTTGAAGAATTACTCGCCATCACCGGACCGCTGGACGGCGATGACGCGGCCTACCGGCTGGCCGCAGCAGAGGCCGCCCTTGCGGCCGCGAGCGCGCGGATCGCACAGCTTCGCAAGTCCGTTACCGCCGAAATGTCCGCCCTCTATGGCGAGCGCGCCGTGAAACACTTTGCCGATGCCGGGAAGCCGCACGGATCGCTGCAAATGTCCCTGCCCGGCAACCCCTTGCTGGCGACCAAGGCGGAAAAATCCGTGACGTGGGACCAAGGCAAGCTGTTCGATGCGGCCAGCAAGTTCCCGGCGGCACGTTTTCGGGCAATTGCCACCATCAAGATAACCATTCCGGAAACCAATTACGCCAAGTTGACTTCGGACGAGCGGGCGCTTATCGACGGTGCGCGCGAGGTTACCGTCAAGCCGGTCACGGTGTCGGCCATTACACCGAAAGCGCCAAAGATCACCGCCGGCACGCCGGAGGTGCAGGCCGCCGTGGCGAGTATGATGGCGCCTGTCGTCGATGCCGTTGCCGGTATCTGGCAGCGGGAGGAATAAGCAATGCTCCAGATCACCACCGCCGCAGATCGGCAGCAGCAGCGGCGCCACGTCAAGACGCTGCTGCTTGGCGCCTCCGGGGTGGGCAAGACCACCTTGGCCACCACCCTGCCAGCAGATAGAACTGTTGTTCTGGATGCCGAGGCCGGCGACCTTGCTCTTGGGGAGTGGGGCGGTCAAGTAATCAATCTGCGCCAGTCGGCCATTCTTAGCGGCGTAGACGGCTGGACAATGGCGCGCGACATGGCCTGCCTGATCGGCATGCCGGACCCTGCCGCTGAGCCGGGGCAGTTCTACTCGCAGGAGCACTTTGCGCATGCTCAGGCCGTCCACATGCCTCGCGAAAAGTTGATGACCGGAATTGAGCATGTGTTCTTCGACAGCCTTACGGTGCTATCAAGAACGTGCCTTGAATGGGCTGCGCGCCAGCCGGAGGCGTTCAACAAGCAGGGCAAGGCAGACCTGCGCGGCGCCTACGGATTGCTGGCGCGAGAGATGATCCGCTGGGTCACGCACATGCAGCACGCCCCCGGCATCGATGTTGTTATCGCTGCTATCCTCGACCCCGGCGGCGAGGACAATCCGAGCGCATGGGTGCCGCAGGTTGCTGGGCAGGCCACATCTCGCGCCATAAAGGGTATCTTTGATGAGGTCATTACGATGGCCGAGATCGATGACGGCGTAAACCCTAAGTATCGGGCACTGGTGACGGGCGAGCCGAACCCGTGGAACTACCCCGCAAAAGACCGATCCGGCTGCCTCGACATGCTGGAGCCTCCAGACCTTTTCGCCATGATTCGGAAAATATCCGCATCACAGAGAAAAGACGTTATCCAAACGAAAATCCCCGGTGAACAATGAACAATCAAGACTTTCTCGACTTCTCCACTGCGCCGACGCACCAGAACGTGGGCGGCGTTATCCCGAACGGAACGCTGGCCTTCGCAACCGTCGGCTTCTCGGACAATGCGCCTCGCGATCAGAACGGCAGCCCGCAGCCGACCAATTCACAATCGAGCGACAGCGCTTATCTTGACCTTACGTTCAAGATCTCCGCCGGCCCGCACAAAGACCGCGTGGTCTATGACAAGTTCGGGGTGCGCGGTTCCGAGAAGTGGATCAACCAATCCCGCGCCGCTATCCGAGCCATGCTGGAGGTCGGCCGGTCGTCTCAGATTGGCGCCCCCGCGCCGCTTGAGGCGCTGCGCATCTCCGGCTATCACGAGATAGCTGGGCTGACCGTGGCCATCAAGATCAGCGTAGAAAGCGACACTGACCAACATGGCCAGCCGGTTGAGCGAAACCGCGTCCGGGCGGTGCTGACGCCGAACCCCGACAGCCCTACAAGCCGTGACTGGGCACGCCTTATCGCCGGTGATACGGAAGCGCCCGTGCCGCCGCCGGCCGCAGCAGGACAGGGGCGGGCTGCCGCGCCGTTCGGGCAGCAGGCAGCAGCCCCGGCTGCACAGCAGCAATTCCAGTCCCCGGCACAACCGGCCAATGCCTCCCAGCCGTTTGGCGGCGCGCCGGCGCAGCAGCAGCAGCAGCAGCAGCAACCGGCACATGGCGGCTTCCAAGCGCCTCCGGCACAACAGCCGCAGACCGGCGGGTTCATTCCGGCGCAGCAGGGTGTCGCCGCACAGCAGGGTGCCGTCGCGCAGCAGGGCGCCGACACCTTGCCCAGCTTTCTGGCGCAACAGCCGGGCGCAAGCGCACGGCCCGGCTTCATGACGCCGGCGCAGCAGCCGCAGCAGCCGCAGCAGCCGCAGCAGCAGGCGCAGCAGCCGCAGCAGCAGCCGGGCATCGACGACGACATCCCCTTCTAAGGGCAACAACCGCCAATGCGCGGCGGCACCTAGTCGCCGCGCAGGGAGAAACCAATGGATGACACTACGTTTTTCGGGCTGCCGGTTACGGTCAATGCCGCCGATCTGCTCGGCGGCGTTTTCGCCGTTCTCGCTCTCGTCGCCTTCCTCGGCTATGAGGCGCTGGACTATTTCAAAAACCGCAATGCCGACGGCAGCCCGCCAGAAGGCAACTATTTTTCACTGATCGTGGCCATGTTCAAGGGCCGCGAAAACAAAGAGGACTGAACCAATGAAAGATCGAATCCAAGTAGGCTTCCGCTGCACACCCGGCCTTCGCCAGCGCATGCGCGATGCCGCGGGAAAGCATGGCGTTCCGCTGAATGAGTGGATGCAGGGCGCGGTTATCGCGGCGCTGCATGAGCAGGCCAAGGCCGAGAAAAAGAAGGAGAGCTTGATCCGCCGAATCATCGGCTGGCTCGCCGCTGGAAGCCGTGGCGATGCGGCTTAGACCGCGACAAGAGCAGTTCGTTGACGCCTGCGTGGGCGCCGTGCGGGAGCACGGCGACACGCTGGGGGTCGCGTCGACAGGCTTCGGCAAGTCCGTGGCCTTGGCCGCAATGGTGAAGGAGCTAACGCCACCGAAGGGCCGCGCCCTTGTCATTCAGCACCGCGAAGAATTGGTGGGACAGAACCGGGAGCGGCTTTACCAGTTCGACCCAAAGTGCTTATCGTCGGTGTTCGATGCTCGCGAAAAGTCATGGCGCGGCCGGGCAGTGTTCGGAATGGTGCAGTCTTTGGCGGGGAAGTTCGACAAAATTCCGCGAATCGATGTGCTGCTGATCGACGAAGCGCACCACGTCGCCGCGCCGACCTACCTTGATCTTGTCAATGAGCTGCGCAGCCGCGAGACCCCGCCGCTGATTGTCGGCGTCACTGCAACGCCGGCGCGCGGCGACCGGAAGGGCTTGGGCGATGTATTCAGCAACGTCGCCGACCATGTGGAGATCGCCGAGCTGGTGCGGTCTGGAAACCTTGTTCGGCCGCGCAGCTACACTATCGATGTGGGGATACAAGACGAACTGAACCATGCCGCCGCAGACATGCAAGCCGTGGCGCGCATCATGGATAAGCAGTTGCTCAACAGCGCTGTTGTCGAGCATTGGGAGAAGATGGCGAGGGGGCGCGTGACTATCGCGTTCACGTCCACGGTGGCGCACGCCGAACACCTGTGCGAAGAATTCAGATCGGCCGGCCACCGCGCCGAAGTGATTCATGGGAAGCTGCCAACAAAAGACCGCCGCCGACTACTGGCCGCCCTGAACAATCAGGAAATCGATGTGATGCTCAACGTCGGCGTGCTGACGGAAGGGTTCGACTCACAGATTGTTTCCTGCGTTCTGCTGCTACGGCAATTCTCATGCGCAACCATGATGACCCAAATGATCGGCCGCGGGCTACGGACGGTCGACCCCGCTGCTTATCCGGGCATCGAAAAGACCGATTGCGTGGTGATCGACTTTGGCACATCGCTGCTGATCCACGGCACGCTTGAAATGGAAGTCGAGCTGTCCAAGCCGCGGCGCAACACCGACCCGAGCAAGATCCCGTCAAAGGTCTGCCCGAAGTGCAAAAGCAAGGTGCCGCTCGGATCTAGAATCTGCGCAATCTGCAACTACGAATTCAAGATCGAACCGCCCGCTGCTGGCGATGTTCTGAAAGATTTCGGGCTGTCCGAGATGGAGCTGATCGAGCGGTCGCCGTTCCGCTGGGAACACTTCTGGCAGGGCGTCATGTCGGCGTGCGCTACCATCGGCGCTTGGGCCGTCGTGGTCGCCTACCGCGGGAAATGGTTCGCCATCACCAGTAAGACGCGCGAAAGCGGCCGCGGGCAGGATATCGCCCTCGCCGCCGTCGGCGATCAGCTTGTCGCGATAGCTGCGGCCGACGATCACATGCGCGCCCACGGAGACCGTGGCCAAGCGCGCAAGTCGAAGACGTGGTTGACCGCTCCCGCCACCGTCAAGCAGTTGACGATGCTGAGCATGAACCCCGTCACCACTTACGGAATGACGAAATACCGCGCAAGCTGCCTGCTGGCGTGGCAGTTCAACCGCGTCAAGATACGGTCGATTCTTGAGGGTGCAAAACAGTGAGGGCGCCAGTAGCTAGGCTACGCAGGCAAAAGTCGCATTGCTCAGGGTGCGGCAAGCTGTATCCAGCCTTCTTCCTGCCCGACGAGGGCGGGCCGCTGTGCGGCGCATGCTGGCGAAAAACCAGCCACTACGCCGAGCTGTCGGCGCACCACTACCACGAAACTTTAATGGAGGCGATGGGCGATGGACTTCAAACGGCCGAGCAGGCAGGTTGAGGTGGTGACGCCCGGCCCCGATGGCGCGCTCAACTTTGCGCCATCGGAGAAAGAGCGAATTGCGCGCCGGCTCAACTCTCGAATTGATGCCGCGCTACAGGCGGAGGTCGAGAAAGAGAAGGTCCGCGGCTACCTTGGAGGGTCGCGCTTGGGACTGGAGTGCGACCGTCGGCTGGCCTTCGAGTATCAGTTCCAAGCGGAAGCCCATCGGCGCCAAAGGCTCGGCGAGTCATTGCCAACAAAGTTCCCCGGAAGACTAATCCGCCGCTTCCGTATGGGGAACTGGTGTGAAGAAGAGGTCGCGCAATGGCTGTTGATGGCCGGGGTTGCGCTTGATACCGTCGACAAGGACGGCAAGCAATTCGGCTGGTCGACCTACTACAGCGAAGCCGCCGGGCGAGACATCATCGCAGGGCACATCGACGGCATCATCTGCGATGACGCTGGCATCGGATTCCCTACGCCCTGCCTCTGGGAAAACAAGGTGATGAAGGCTTCGATCTGGCGCGCCTTCGTCAAGCATGGGCTGGCCGAAACGCAGCCCGTTTACTATGGGCAGGTGCAGGTTTACATGGCCTATCAGTCACTTGCCGATGGCGTTGACTATGAGAACACGCTATTCACCGCGATGAACGCCGACACCAGCGAGCTGGCGGTAGAGGTGGTGCCGTACAATGCGCGGGCTGCGCAGGCAGCGAGTGATCGCGGCGTCAGGGTGGTCGAGGCTAGGTCTCCGGCAGACTTGGCACGGATCGCCACAAGCCGCGACTCGTTCGCCTGCAAATTCTGCGACTTCAAAGATGACTGCTGGAGCATGCCTCAGTGAAACGAAAGAAACGCCACCATCTCCGCAAGGGCCAGCGATTCGACTACGGCGGCCAACGACTGACGTTGCCGCAGGTAGCACTGGAGATAACATGCTGCGAACGGTCGCTTGCCGCCTTCATCAAGATGAAACTCAAGCGCGGCAGCGATCCGCAGGGGGCAATGAATCAAGCGATTATGATCCGCCGCGGCGGCAACTACATCGCCGACTTCATCGAGGCGGAAACCGCGTCGATCAAAGACGCGCCGAAAACAATCGCAGGGTGGGCCGTAATATGAAACTGATCGCAATCCACGGGAAGGCCGGTACCGGGAAAGATACCGTCGCAAAGATGGCCGCCGAGTACATCGGGGAGCCGGTGGCACGCATCGCGTTCGCCGACCCTGTGCGGCAGCTTGCCGGTGCGCTGGTGCCTGCTGAAATCCTCACCAGCCGCGAAACGAAAGAGGAACCGCTGCCGAAAGGAGTCGCCTCCATGCTGCGAGACGCGAGATATGTAGGCACCCGCCTTGCGCCGATATTTATCTCCATCTTCCACCCACGCGCCAGCGAGCGGCCATTGGCCATCGACTGGAACGAAGTCATTCCGTGGCTGGGCCATGCCGGGGCGCGCAATGGGAGCTTGACGTGGGCAGACGCGCTTGAGTCACTGGCCTCCACCATTTCAGCCGCCGCATGGTTTGAGCACTTGTCGCCGCGGCGGCTGATGCAATTGATCGGTACGGAGTGGGGCCGCGAGAAAGTCGGCGTCAATATCTGGCCAATGGTTGCGCACGACACGCTGCGCGCGCTGGATGGGCACGTCAACGCGGCCATCATCACCGATGTTCGGCACCAGAATGAGGCCAAGTTCGCGGACTGGATCGGCGCCGATGTGTGGAGCGTCCGGGGGAAGGAAAGCACCGTCAAGGGCGCGGCCGAAGGGCATGCCTCCGAGGCCGGCGTCACGCTCGCCCGCGGGCATATCGTAATCAACAACACTGGCACCCTAGACGATCTTCGGAGCGTCGTGGAAGACGCCATCGAGTCCAAGCCCTGACCGCCACAAGGACCACTATGCAGACCATCAAGACCACGGCCTTCCCAAGTGCAGCCATGAAGATGGCCGGCCACGCCCGCACCAAGATCGGGCGTGGCGCCGGACAGAAGGAAACGACGACATGAGCGCTGACGCGCAAGGGGGAGCGCAGCTTCGCGTGAATCGGGAGCACATCCAGCGCCATATCGAACTGCTATTCGGCTACATATCAAGCGGCTGGCTGTCGATCCGTTCGTTCGGCGAAGAGGGTACGCCCTCCAAGCATGAGCCGGGCGCGTTTCGTTGGGTGGAGCTGGATGGCGATTGCAGCGCTGCGGTGGCCGCCGCTATCGAGATCGCAGAGCGGAATGCTGGCACCGACTTTGCCACCTACATCATCCCCTTCCCGTGTCGCGCGCGGGGCGCAGGCGGGCACAGCGACATCACAGAGGCCGCGGCAATCATTGCCGACTTCGACTGCGCCCAGCCGGCAGCCGCGCTACAGAAGGCCGCGCAGTGGCTTGGCGCGCCGGCAATGGTGGTCGCCTCGGGTGGCGTCACGGCAGATGGCGAACGTAAGCTTCACGCTTACTGGTCGCTGGACAAGCCGGCCGAGGACATCGATGCCGTTGCCAACATGCAGCACGTGTTGGCCCTGAAAACCGGAGGCGATGTTCACTTCGGCCGCGGCCGCGCGCACCAGCCGATCCGTATCGCCGGGTCCATCCACGGGAAGGGCGGCACGCAGCGCGCATGCGAGATATTGAGCGTTGCCGACACGGAGTTGACGCTTGAGCAGGCCACGGCCGCCATCGAGCAAATGCCCGAGCGGGAAGGGGTTGCGGCGCCGATGACGGCGGAGGCCGCGCGAGGCGATGGCGGGGTTTACATGATCGCCCAAGGGGCTGACGGGCTGTTTGATTTCAGCGCGAAGCCGCCGCCGTGCATCGAGCAGCACTTGACCATACCAGTGCATGCCGGCGGCGAACCGGACGGACGGACGCGGTTCACAGCGACAACCGCCGTGATCGGCTTCTACTTGCGCCAAGTTTCCGACGGAACGATTTCAAGAACTGACGCATGGGAGCAGGTTGTTGGCTGGAACTTGGCCATGTCCAAGCCACCGATGGACGCCGAAAAACTCAAGCGCGAGTTCTCCGCCTTGGAGCGGCGCGAAGCCGACGCCGCCGCCAGACGCGCCGAGCAGCGCGCCAAGGCCACGTCAACCGCACCCGTAGCGTTCGCCGCTCCAGCGCCGTCGGACGAGACTCCGGGTGCGCCCGGCGCCGTGGTGCCATTCCCGACAAAGCCCGGCGCGGACGACGGCCCGCCGGAAAACGTTCTACTCAGGTGGGCGGCTTACCAATGGGTGCTCGGCGAGCCGCCGCCGCGCGAGTTTCTGGTCAAAGGACTGGTGCCGGCAAAGCAATTGCAGGTTCTCGCTGCCGATGGCGGTGTCGGCAAGAGCACGTTGGCCCTGAGCCTTGCCATGCAAGTGGCCGCGGCCGGCAACACAAACCCGGCCTATTCAGATAAGCGCCTAGCGTGGCTGGGCGAGCAGGTCGTCCAAGGCGGCACGGCCGTGGTGCTGACCGCCGAGGATGATGCTGACGAAGTGTGGCGCCGACTGCGCAGCTTGGACGATGACGGCGCCACGCTGATCCGCCGCGCCGGCCCGCGCCTGATCGTGCTGCCACTACTCGACTTCTGCGGCGGATCGTTCCCGTTGGTCCGGGTTGCGCCAGACGGGACAGAGATGCCGACAGCACAATTCCATCGCCTGCTTGGGTTGCTGCAACAGATCGAAGACCTTGCGCTAGTGGTGATCGACACTCTGGCCAGCACCCTGCACGGCAGCGAAAACGACGGTGCGGTTATTCAGCAATGGATGCGCGCGGCGAACAAGATCAACACCTTGGACGCCGCCGTGATGATCGTCCACCACACCCGGAAAGCCGGCATGGAGCCTGTGCGCAACGCGGTGCAAATGCGCGAGAGCGTTCGCGGCAGCACTGCCATCTTGAATTCCGTCCGCGCGGCGCTCGGCGTGTGGCCGGCAACCGACTTCAAAACGCGAATGAAAAGTATGGGGCTGGAGCCGCGAGCTGGCGCCTGCTACCGGATGGCGGTGATCAAGGCCAACAATCCAGAAATGTCGAAGTTCACAAAAACGCTTCTGCGCGAAGATGACGGGTCATTCCGCGACGTGAGCATGAGCGACGAAACGCGCGGCCGATCCGATACGGAAACGGGGGCATGGCTTGTCGCTGCCATCGAGCACGCCGCCGCCAATGGCGCCCCGCTCACGAAGAGCGGCCAGCATGGCGTGTTCCAGCGCAAGAGCGAGATGCACTCATGCCTGCGCCACCTGCCGCGGCGTGCGGTCGATGAGCTGCTTGACGATGTGATGGCCGCGAAGAAGGTTGTTCGCACCGCGACCGGCGCGCTTGATGTGCCTGACGGGCGATACGCGGCCGGGCTAGACAAAGACCGCGCCTCTGGCGGGTACTCGCCGCCGACGTGGGGCAGTTACTACTATGACGTGGACATCGACGCCGTAATCGAGGACTTCACTGCCGGCGTCCCTTCCGGCAGCGAGGATTGAATGGCGGCCGTCAGAATCGAACCGCGCCCTTGAGTTCATCCGCCAGCGACGCCGACAAGGCCATGCCCCCCTCGGCGCGCTCGCTGTACCGCTCACGGGCGCGGATCGACTGGCGGATCTTCTTATCAGGGCTTTCGCCCAGCGCCTCACGCAGCCGCATGCGCGCCTCCCGATAGGCGGCCATGTCCCCGGCCATCTTGGCCAGCGCGGCAGCATTCAGAAGGCGCCGGCGCCGGTCGAGAATTCTGGACTCGTAAAGCCGCAGAGAGCTGTTGCGGTCGTACCTGTGCGAAACCCGATCCGGCGTTATGCCCATTGACTGCAAGGCGGTTTCCCAGCCTGAAATATCATCGACAAGCGGATCGCCACGGTAAGTATTCACGCCTTCGCTGGCGTACCGAATGGCGCGCAGCGCGTCACGGAACACCTTCGGCACCATCTTCTCGATCCCGCGCTCAACCTCGCCATCATTGATCATTGACGCGCCAATGGCGCCGTTGGCAACAATGCCGAAGCCGGGGCCGGCGATAGTCTCCAGCCAGTATGCCGACAAGTCGCGACCCTCCAAATCCCTGTCAGGCGACCGGAACCAAAGCGAGTCCAGCGACACGCGGCTGTGAATATCGCCGCCGGTCGCCACGTTCAGCAGGCCGTGCGTAATCGCCCGCCCGCCCGTCTCGCCGGCAATGTCAGCGATGAAGTTCTGGTATTCGGTAGCAAAGTCGTATTCTTCGTCATCGTCGCCGAAGGCCGAGGCCGCGGCGTTGGCGACCATAGCCACCACGCCGAACAGCGGTAGCCCAGTCGTGCCGGCAGCGATGGCGTGCATGCCGAGCACACCAGTCAGCAGCCGCCGCGCTTGGGCGCGCTCCGCCTTCGTGTCGCCCTTGAATGACTTGTACAGGTTTCGCCACAGCAGGTAGCTCATGTTCAGGCTGTATTGCCGGAACATGAGCAGCACTTTCGCGGCGTTGCCTTGCATAAACCGCGCGCGGTTTGCGTTCTGGTAATCGAAGTGCGATTCATAGGTTGCGTCTCGCGCGTAGTCGATGGCCGCTTCGTGCTTCATGCCGGACTGCCTTGCCAGTCGGTAGGCGGCGACAGAAGTCACCTCGCGGTTCGCCACCTCGGCATGATGGAACAGGAACCCGACCGCCCGCATTGTTTTCTGCACACCGGGGCGGTAAGTGTCCATGTCGTTCTCGCTGGCGCCGGCAAGGTCCATTGTCATAGTTCTGTCGATGACGCCCTCGGCCTCAAGCTGCTCATAGGCCGCGCGCTCTTCGGCGTTCAGGCTGGCACGAATGTCGCCCTTGCCCTTGCTGTAGCCCTTGAGCGCCCTTGTCAGCTCGCGCGACGTGCGCCGGAAGCCGAACTTTGATCCGATGACCGGCAGGGCGACAAGCGGCGTTTGGGTCAGGTTGACCAATGCTGCCGCCGGGGTGACGCCGAGATACCACGCGAAGTTGGTGCTGGAAACCGTCGATACCCATCCGGCATTGCGCGGCTCCATGATCCATTGGTGCCGCTTGAGCATTTCGTTGAAGTAGTCCGCCGCGGCGTTGGCGTTCTCGTCGTTTTCGCCGGACATGCCCTTGACGTGATCTTTCATCTCCGACAGCGCACGCTCCAGCTTGTCGCTGTGCCGCAGGCGGCTGAATGCGAAGCTGCCGTGGAATGCTTGTTTCGCGAAGGCGCGCATGGCCTCGTTGCTGTAGCCGGCCCGCCCGGACCGGTGGATGAACTGCTTACGCACGCTCACATCCGGCATCGTGGTCAGCCACATCTGGTATACCTGATCTTTCACTTCCTCGGCAGCCTTGCCGCCACCGGATTCGTCGAGGATCTTTGTCACCTCGTTGACGAAGCCCGACGAAGCACTTACCAGCCCGGTCGATTGATCCAGCTTCTTACCGGAGCCTTCAATCTTCGCGCCCTGCTTTTTCAGCGCATCAATCGCGCGACGCTGGTCGGTCGGCGATTCGTACATCGTGAATAGCTTTTCACCGTCGGCATCGATTGCCGACACCCAATAGTCACCGAATCGAGCCAGCGGGAAATATGGGCCTTGAACTTTGGCGACCTCGAAGTGCAGGCGCAGCCGCTCCTTCATTGCTGTCTTGGCATTCTCGCTGCCTTCGATGCGATCAATGCGCGCCATTAGTTCTTCTTCCATGTCCGCTTGGCGTCGCACGTAAGCGTCGCGCACCTTGCGGTAAAGAACATGCGCCTCGCCATTGGTGTCGCGGCCAAGCTTCTCCCACCGCGCGCGAAGCCGGGCATACTCGCCCTTGCGCATCGGCGCCCGCGCGACGGCTTGTTCCAGTGATTTCAGCGTTGCGGCCTCATCGGCAGTTAGCTCTTTCTTGGCCTTGGCCCTGCCGTGAATCTTCTTGATCTTGGCCTTTAGCGCCACCACGTTGGCCGGCGCGAACGGCTTATCAGGGTCGATGCCGGCCAGCGTTGCATCGTGCATAAGGCCAGCCAGATCATCGCGAACAGCCTTGAACTTATTATTGAAGTCCCCCCATTCCGACGCGATCTTGTGCGCCTCATCCTGATAGCGCTTGCGGTCTGCAAACATCCGGTTCGCCACCGCGATGTACTCCTTGACCTGCGGCAGAATCTTCTGGCTTACGTCGCCGATGTGGCGCAGGCCAAGCAGCCCAAGCCACACAGACCGCAGCTTATCCGGTAGCGCGCGCAGCCTCTCCGCAGAGATCGCAGGCACGCTTTTGACCGCACTCTCTACCGCGTCAATCGTTCTTTGCCGATTCGATTCGCTGGAAGCGCCGCCACGGGAGAACAGCGCATCGGAAACGGGGCCGGCCACGCCGCCGCGCGAGAACGCAATGCGCGGATCGGCCGGGTCGAACGTGCCGCGGTTGCCGATGGCCGACTTGACCTGTGTCGGCTCGAAGGCGATGTAATGCACCGTGTTCTCGTCCATGCCCGGCATTGCTTTACCGCGCACCCTCTCACTGCCGAATTTCCGGTTTACTGTGTAGTCAATGAACCCGTCAAAGCCTATTGCGGCAAAGGCGCGGCGGATCAGTTCCTTCGATACCAGCTTGCCGTCCTCGTCCGTTACATCGGCAAAATAGCCGTCAGACTCAAGGCTGCTGATAATCTCTTCGGCGGTTAATTCTTCACTGTCACTTAATAGGTTCGCCAGCGTTTTATCGGCGTCAGCCTGAAAGACATCCTCAGATTCAAGTTCCTCGCGCAGCGCTGCCGCGAAATCAATAAGGCTTCCGCCTTCATCAATAATGTCGCCATCCTCGTCTTCTGTGTATTCGCGATCAAGGGTAGTCGGGTTATCGCCGCCAATCTCCACCGGGTTTTTAATCGAGAGATAAACCGGCATAGTTGCGCCTTCGTTGTCCATCATGGACTTCTTGGCCAGCGCCATCGCCGCGTCCTCGTCGTAATATTCCCCGGTTTCTTCGTCGATCTCATTTTGCAGCCGCTCGGCTTCCAGCTCTATCTTCATCGACATATCCGGCCCCTCGCCTGCGTAGTTGTTGGCCACGTCGCCGCGCTCTGTCGTGAAATAGAAGCCCGCCCCCAAGTCGCTTTCCGGGTTTGAGTGCCTGCGGTCGAACGCCTCGAAGTTGCTGCCCGTGCCGTGGTACACCACTCGCGGCTCGCCATTTATATCGACAACCTTCGAGTCACCGAACCACCGCTTGAAGGCGGGGGTTTCAGTCACCGGCGGCGTGTCTTGGCGCATGATGCTCGGGTCGCCTGAGTCGAACGTGCCGCGGGTGCCAACGGCCGACTTAATTTGGGTTGGCTCGAAGGCGATAACAGTGTCAGCAGCGATTTGACTGGAGTCAGCCACAGGCGCGTCTCTGACGTTTCGGACCAAAACCCCGTCATATCCAAGTTTTCGCGCAAGCTTCGCTAAGGAGTCTGCGTCTGTCGCGTCGCCGATAGACTCAAGCGTGCTTCCGTCGATTGAAGCGCGCCTCTTCCGGACGGTCCTTGGCTTGGCGTCCTCAAAGAGTTCTGCGAGAAGCCCGTCGGTCGCCCGGTCCCCCGAAACCCGCTGCTGGTACAGCTTCTCAGTTTCGCGGCCATACACGGGCGCGTCGCCGTCGAGATTCGCCCAGTACCGGCCCTGCGCATCCACAATAAGCGGGTTTTTCAGCGCGACATAAGAGGCGTACACATCCTCGCCGTACTGCTGCGCCACGTCGCGGGACGTTGAGAAATACGCGCCGCCACGTTCGCCGCGCGTGTCAAAGGTTTGGAAAGATTCTGCGGAGTACGCATTCGCATTGGTCCCGTGGTATACCACCAGCGGCTTGCCATTTTCATCGACAACCTCCGAGTCACCAAACCACCGCTTGAACTCTTGGGTTTCAGTGACTTCGGTGGTGCCGTCCGACGAATACAGCGGGTGGCCTTCTGGGAAGGCTTCCGGGTTGCGCTTGGCTTGGGCGCGAATGTAGGTTTCAGAGTCGGCAAGAAGCTGATCGATCTCCGCTGACTTGAAGGTTTTGCGGAAACCGGCAGCCTTGAGCCACCTGCGGACAGCGGCGCGCACGCGGCTGATAAGCCTGCGCACCGTGCTTGAGTGCGCCCTGTGCTCCGCGATGTGCGCGATGATCTCCTGAACCCGCTCCTTTCCCTTGATGCCGGGATAGTTCTTGTCCACCGCGGCAGCCGCAGCGGTCACGCTGGCATCGCCGTTGGCTTCCAGTTCCCGGATCGTTTCCGTTATTCCCGCGAAGTCACCGGCAAGAACCGCCTCGACGCCGTAGTGCCCGATCAGCTCATGCGCAAGCACCACCTCGGCCTCTGCGCGCGATCCGATGTTCTGCGCGACAAGGTAAACCTTCCCGTCGTAGAGCATGCCGCGCGCGTCACTCGGCGCATTGTCAACCGGCAGATCGGCAGGGGTGGCGACCACCTCAACGGGCACATCACCGGCGATCTTTACCGCCATCTTGGCCAGCGCTGCCCGCGACATGCCGCCGGCAGCCTTGGAATCGTTGCGAGAAAATGAAATCCGCGGGTCCGCCGGGTCGAATGCGCCAGAGTTTTTATCGGCACCCGCTACCGGCTCCCCAGTGACGCGGGAGCGCACTTGCCCATTGATTGCAGACTTGGCCTGCGTTGGCTCGAAGAACGCATAGATCGTTGTTGGTGCGGTGCGGAGCCCGTCAAGACCTTCGTTGTAATGATCGCGCACGTTGTAGATGATGACGCCATCATGCCCTGCCGCGCGCGCCTCTTCGATCTTCTCTTCCGTTCCTCTCCAGCGTTGGCCCTTGCCGTTCACCCGCAGCGGATTCTTTATCGAAAGATACATCGGGACAACGCCGGGCTCGGCGTTCTGGTAATCGAACGCCCTTTCGTGGACGGCGTAACTGTTGGCCGTGGCCGAGTCTTTCGCGGCGAAAAACACGCTGCCGCGAGAGAATGCCTTAAACCCTTCGGAGAAGATCCCGCGCATGTCCGGCGCACCGTGGTGAACCACCAGCGGCTTGCCGAAGCTGTCGACAACCTTGGAATCGCCGAACCATCGCTTGAATTCAGGGGTTTCAGTGACATCGGCGCCACTGCGAGAAAACAGCTTCGCGCCCTTGGCCGCGTCGCGCAAAGCCTTGCCGTCGTTCTTCTTGGCTGCGGGCTTCTTCTTTGGCGCCGCCTTCTTGGCAGGCTTGGGCTTGGCTTCTGCGTCAGGCGCGCTCTGCTTTGCAGCCGGCGCGGGATCGGGCTTTGCGGCCGGCTCCGCCTTTTCTTTCCCGCCTGCCGCGTCCCGCTGATTCAGCAGCGCCTCGCGCATGACCACGCCAAGTTCGCCGAAGGGCTTCTTGGCAGCATTCTTCGCCGCGCGGCCAACGGCACCGCCAGCATTCGACCACCCGGCCTGCGCGACAGCTTCCGCGCGCTGATCTGCGGGCATGGCGTCCCACCACGCCGCGGCCGGGGCCGGCGCTTCGGCGGGGTCGATGCCGTCAATTGTCGTACCGTCGCCCAGCGCGTTCTGGAAACCGTTGCGGCGCAGGGTGATCGCCTTGCCGCTGGCTGCCGCCGCCGGCTTCCCGGTTGCGTCAAGATCGGCGACAGGGGACGCGGTGACAACCGGCTCCCCGTCCCGCTGGTCGATGCCGTCAATGCGGTATCGGCGCCCGCCGGTATCGAACACGTCGCCAGCCTTCGGCGCGCGCGACGGAGCCCCGGACCCTTTCCCAATGGTCGGTGCGGGAATGCCGCTTGATGCTTCCGCCTCGGCGGCAGGCGCCGGCTCGGGCGTCGGTTCTGGCGTCGGCGAAACATCTTTCGGCGCAGGAGATTCGGCCACGGCCTTTGCCGCCGCCGCGCGCCGGATCGGCTCGGCATAGGCGTCCTCGATTTCGGTGCCGCTTTGATCGGTGTAGACGCCCGGCTCATCCGTCGCGGCAACCTGCTCACCGCTCGCGAGGGTATGTGTCGGCGTGAAGTCTGGCGCAGCCGGAGCGGCTTCTTGCGCTGCGGCGGGGGCAGGCGCCTCGGCAGGCGGCTGAGTCGGAGTCTTGGCGACAGGCGGCGCTTGCGGTACGTCGGGGACCGCGGGCGCTGCATCCTGAGTTTCTTGCGTCTGCGGCGCGGTGACAACGCCAAAGCCGTTGCCGACCGGCACCACCTGCGGCGTGGCGCCAGTGCTCGCTGCGCGCTTGTAGGCCGCGGACGCTCTCGCGCCGCGCTCGCTTTTGAAGGGCTGGCCGTTGCCACGCACCTGCGGCGTCTGCGCCGCTGCGGCGCCTGCGGCCGCGACTGCCGGTGCCGGTGCCGGCGCGGCATCGGCAGCACCCGCGTCTTGTGCGGGCTGCCTCACTGGGAACGGCGGCGCCGGCCGGGCGGGCGCGTCTCCCGCTACGGCACCCGTGGCGAAGTCGACAAGGGGGGGCGACTGGGCCGGGCGGGCGGGCTGGCCCAGCGGCGGCGGTGCGCCCTCACCGGGGGCCAGTTCGACAGGCGCAGGCGTCGGCGTCGGCGCATCGAGCGAGTCTTTCATCCGTCGGGCGCCAGCGACAACCGCGTCAAGCGGGTCGCCGGAAGCCTCAAGCTGGTCTGCGATTGGATCGGGGCGCGGCGCCGCCGGCGGGGGGGGTGGGCGGCGGCTGGGGGGCTGCCTTGGCTCAAGCGGTGTGGCCGCTCCGAGCCGATCAACCAGCGGAGGCGCGTCCTGCCGGCGACGAGACACAGCACCAAGGGCGCCGCCGATCATGACGCCGCCCAAGCCTTCCGTCATGGCCGCGTTCACAAGCCCCTCTGTGCCGCTCCGTGTCGGGTCGGCGAATTCCTGAATGGCTAGGTTCTGCGCAACCTGCTCGGAGCCGCCTTGGGCCGCCTCCTGAAGAAACTCGGCGCCGCCACCGCGCGCCACGTTGGCCTTGACGGTCGCGCCGCCGATGCCGCGGGATAGCAGCGCTTCGGTCAGCCGGCCGCCCAAGGCGCCCAGCATCGCTTGCGGTATGGCTGATTCCTTCATCGCAGACACGGCGGCTTGCTTGGCGAGAATGTCGCGCGCAAGGGTGGAGCGCTGCGCCTCGCTGAGTGAGGGCATGCCGTCGAGCAAGTCGCCGTAAAGCACCGAATAGGCCGGCGAGTCCATCAGGAACTTGTGGTCGTAGCTTTTGATTTCTTCTTCGATGCCGTGGCCAAGGTTGCCAAGCACCGTCGAAGTTTCTGCCGCGCCATAGGCCAGCGTGCCGGATACCTTATTCACGCTCATCATGGTCGCCGCGGCCGCCTTCTCCGCCGTCTCGCGCGTCATGCCCCGCAGCATCAGTCGCTTGACAGTGCCTTGCGCCAGCCCCTTGATCGGCCCGCCCGTGGCCACCGTGCCGGCAAGAAAGCCCAGCGCGTTGGCGCCAAGGTTTGCCCACGCGCGCGCGTCCGTCCACGCGCCGCCTGCGCTGTGCGTGCCGTCCTCGGCTTGGGTAATGAATTCTTGGCTCTGCGCCTGCTTCCACGCATCGGACTGCGTATCGCGCACCGACGCAGAGTAGTCGTAAAGGTCGGTAGCAACGCCGCGCGCCGCATCCGAATCGACCATTTCGCCGACAAGGTACGCCGTGCCGGCAAACGAATCGACGAAAGACGCGCCGACCTCATTCCCGAAATCCGCGCCGAAGCCCTGCTGCGCGGCCAGATCAAAGCCGCCCTCCAACTGGGCGGAATACTGCTGGCCATATCGCTGATTCCAGAAGGAGAGAGCTTCATCAGGCGTGAAGCCCTCCGGCCCGAGCCGTTCTCTGGCCGCGGACATAAAGGCGGACGGGCTGGGGATTTGTGCCATGCTGGTTCCTGCGGGATGTTTTCGTCAGTCTATCAAAGGCGGCAGTCTACTGTAGCCGCTGCTGAGCTTGGGCCGCGATGAAGTCAATTTTCGCCAGCTTTGCGGCATTAAGCTCGCGGCGGAAGTTGGGGTCTTTGGCGCGACTGACCATGTACTCCAGCTCATCGCGCTTCATCTCGTTGATGTAGCTTTCGGCGCGGATGAATTCGGCAACAGCGCGATCATGCGCCGGATCTACCTTCTTGTTCGCCTCGCGCTCTGCCGCCTCGCGCTCTAACGCCTTCCGCCTGTCTTCCATCGCCGTTACGCGCTGGTACTCGTCTTGGCGGCTGGCAATCCCTTCCACCCGCGGGCGCGGAAGGGGCTGCGAGTGGTCGGCAGACGCAGCAATATCTTCCGCCTGCGTCCGCTGCGCCTCAGTGACAAGCCCGCCGCTGGGGTTCGGCGACTGGCTGCCAGCCTCAAGCTCTGCGGCGAGTCCGTCGAATTTCGACCCATTCCCGGCGAGATCGCCTTCGCTCGGCACGTAGTCGAACTTTGCGCCGGGAACCAACCGGTACCCGGTCTGATCAAGCCACTGCGAAAACCGCCGACTGACCTTCGAGCGCGCCTGGTCGATGTTGGATTGCAGCTCGCTCATATACGCGGCGTCTTGTTCCTCCCCTGACTTCTCCTGCTCCATTGCAAGCTTCATCTGCCAATCGTCAATCATGGCATTGAGTTCTTGCGTGTCGCCGGATCGGTTCAAGTCAGTTCGCTGGTACGAATCCCATAGACCTTTCTCGGTGTACTGCCCGCCGTGGTCCTTGTGCGTGAACGTCGGCCCATCGCTCGGCTTGCCGCCGCGGCCGGACGCTTTTGCATCATCGATAAGGCCGGGGGCGGGGCCGGTGACTTTCTCCAAAGACTCGCCATCTGGCGTGCGACGCATCTGCTGCAACCGCCCATCCGGCCCGACAACGCGCCCGACAGTTTTGCCGGCCGCTCCGAAGTGCATATCGGACACGGCATCGCCGCGGTTCCGCGTGTACCGCACGCCTTCCGCCTCGGCAGCGCGGCCCTCGGCGCGAACGGTCATGTCCTCGAAGCGCCCCTCGGAACGGATTTTCGCCTCTTCAATTCGCGCATCGCGCTCCTTTTGAAGAACATCCTGATACCACGTCTGACCTACCGCCGTCGCGCCGGTGCCGAGGCCGCCAATTGCGCCGATCAACCCAAGCTTCGCCATTACGCCACTCCCTGCGGCACGCCTTGGGTGGCCGCGTTCGGATCAATGCCAAGCTCGGCAGCGCTGCCCAAGGCTTCTTCCGGGGTCGCGCCGCCGCCCTTCGTTGCGGCGACAAGCGCCTGCGCACCGACCGACCACGCCTCCTGCACCGCGTCGTCGGAAACTTCGGCCATGCCGCTGGACTCAACGGCATCGGCCAATTCTTCGACAACTTCTTCGAGTGCGGCGAGCACAATGTCACCGTCGTCAATGCCGAGCTGCTTGACGCACGCATCGACGATTGACGCCGCGACGTTGCCGATGGCCTGCTGCGGTGGCTCGTTACTGTTGATCAGGCCGACTATGGCATCGAATATATCCTTGCCGAACGCTTTTTCGAGACACGCTTGGGTAAGCGCCTCATACGACTCCTGCTCTTCCGGAGTCGGGGCCGCGTCGTCTTGAAGCTGGATCACGTCGCCGGTTGCGCCCGGCAATTCCGGCGCGGGCGACTGCTTTCGACGAACGCTCCGAGCGCCGGAAACGAGCCCTGCCGTTCTGCCCTTTTTCATGCGTATTCCCACCGTTTCGTTTCGGAGTTGTAGCGCTTGCGCGCAACGGGCGCGGGAGCTGGGGCGCCGGGGCGCGGCGCTGCGGTTGTGCCGGGCGCGGCCAAGCCGGGGTTGCCCGCCGAGTTGACCAATCCGCCCTGCGGCGGCACGCTCGGAACTTGCAGGCCGGGCACGCCTTGCGGTGCAGGCTGATTCTGCCAGTAATCTCCAGTGATGGGCGTGCCGGTGCTGCCGTCTGCGGTTTGCCCCCAATAGGATTGCCGGTCCCGCTCTTCCTGCGCCAGCCGTTCATCGCGTTCCTGCGCTTCAAGCGCAGCTTGGCCTTGAGCGTAACCAGAAAGAACATTGCCGCCCATAGTCAACCCGGCAGACGCCAGCTTTTCATGCTGGCCGATCCACTGCCCGGCCTGCGAGAGCCACGAAGGGCTTGCCGCTGCCGCTTGCGGAACGCCGGCACTGATCGCCGACGAGATAAGGCCACTGCCGCCAGCCCCGCCGGCGGCCGTTCCCGCGGCACCGCTGATAGCCGTAGGCCCGGCGATCAGGCCGGATGTGCCGGCAGCCCCGGCCGCGCCGCCCGCACCGGCGACGGCACCTGCCGCGGGGGCCGCCGAGGCCGCTCCTGCTGCCGCTGCGCCACCGGCGGCCGAGCTACCCGTGGCTGCTGCGGTGCCGGACGCGGCCGCGCTGCCCGCGCCACCGGCCGCGCCTGTCGCGCCTGTCGCGCTTCCCGCGGCCCCGGCCCCGGCGCCCGCAGTAAAGTAGACCGCGGCGGCAATCGCGGCGCCCACAATGATTGTGCGGAGTACCTTGTTCTTGAAAACCTTTTTGACCGCGCGGCCGATCTTCTTGAAGCGCTTTACAACGCCCTTCGCGAGTTTCTTTAGTGCCTTGAACATCTCTGAGACCTCTTATCTTGCGCCGCCGATTCCGCCCATTCGCCAGCGCTCGCGCTGGGCTTGCTGGGCGCGCAATGTGGCGGCCCTTCGCTCTTCTTCTCGTCTCAGCCGCTCGCGCTCCAGTCGCGCCGCCTCTGCCGCAACTGCGCCGGATGAGCCGCCCTGCAATGTCGGCGGCGGGGCGGGCGGCGGAGTCGCCGGCGCCTGTCCGTTCACCAACCCTTGCGCCGTTGTTGCGCCCCACTGGGCAAGCGACTCAGCCTGCTCTTGGGGGATGGCGGCGGACTGGCCGGCGCTCGCCGGGGTCTGGCCTTGGCCGGTGCTTGCCGTGCCATTCAGCGCGCCGATTACGCTGGCGTAGTAGTTGCCCCGAGATCGGATTTCCGACAACGCCGCGGCCTGCTGCTGCGGCGTCAGGTCCGGGTTGTTCAGCACGTTGCCGATGCTCTGCATGGTCAGGCTGTGCATTTGCCCGGCCATCTCTGTGCGCTCGCGTAGCAGGGTGAATTGCTGCGACATGCGCTCCAGCTCCATTGCGGCATTGTCGTCCAGCCCTTTCAGGAACGCCGCGGCATCCGTTTCAATGCGCTGCGCCTCGAAGGCATTCAACTGGCCCGCGTTGTAAGTCGATGCGGCTTGCGCCTGCTGGGCGTTGAACTGCTGGTTCTGCTGCTGCATCTCCGCAGATTGCGTCGCCGCAGTGAGCTGTTGCTGGGCGTTGAACTGGCTCGCTTGGTTCTGCGCGGTCTGATTCGTCAGATTTTGAGTGTTCAGCGCGCTGGCGTCTTGCGAGGCTACCGGCAGCGCCGCATCAATGGCCGCGGCTTCCATCGCCGTTCCCGCCATTGTTGAATTCACCAGCCCGCGCGACGCGGCGTGCTGCATCCCGCGAGCACGGGCGCGCTGCATGGTCACGCTGTCCTTGTCCAGCATGTTGGCAAGGCGTTCCTCAACCAGCGCATCGTCGCCGACACTGCCGGTCGTCGCATCGTAGCCGGTCATGGCGATCAGGTTTTGC